GCAGTACTCTGCAGCGGGAGACCCAATACTACCCTGTCCATCGTTAATGGAGTTATAAGTAGGACTCGTCAGTACGTCAGTATTGTATTCTGATGAGTTAGGGTCAGTCGGGGTAGTAGTAGTACCGCTACCAGTCGTCCAGTTTGGAAGACTGGTATCGGTACCGTAGAGTCCCCACATTTTAGTCGTACGCTGTGAAGCCGGGGCTACTACCAGCCAATCGCCTCCTTCCTGACCGAAAACGATACCGCCGTCCGGTAGTGTAGTACCGACCCCGATCAGTGTTTCGGTTTTAAATCCAATGTATGCACTCCAAGCCGACCAATCGCCGGTACTGTCCTTATACCGCACACGGGCGTAATATTGGGTACCCTCTGCTAGGTTACTACTCGGCTGCCAGCTACTCACAGCACCCAATTCGCCACTGTCTACCAGTCCAGTCGTAAAGCCGGTGTTGGTTGCTAATTGAAACTGGGTGCCACTATGTGTCTCATTGTTCTCAATTGCAAAGGCAGAGGCACTCAGAGTAGGTCGCAGTACTACATCGGTAGAGCCATTTGTAGGGCCTGTCACAGATGGCGTACTGGGTGCAATCGACGTGGTTGTGAAGGTGGTTAGGGGCGAGGTAGCTGTTCCGCCGGTACTGCCTTCATAAATAACCTCTACATAGACAGTGGTAGACGCTGCAAATGCATAAAACCCTTCAACGTCAAAGGCTGTCAATGCAGTGGTGGTGCGCCCACTGGTAAACAGTAGATTGGTTTTGTTAGCATCTCCATAGAAATTCCAGATAGATGCAACGTGGGTATCCTGGGTGCCATCGGCCAGTACCCCATTAAAACTGGAGGCAGTAATGATGGGACGAATACTTACCCCGGTTGCACCGTCCAAAGGAGAAATAATGGTGGGACGTGCAATGCCTTCGAAAGATACGTCCATTGACATAACGACCCCACCTGGAGTAACACCGTCACAGATATGGAGCGAAGGTACGCCGGTACGCAGGTCAATAATCGGTTCACCCGGGGTCCCTAGATATTGTTCAATCGCATTGGACGTAAACCGCTTCCAGAGCCACGGCTCTCGCATGATTTTTGTAGCCATAATAAGCCTCTATAAACTGATATCGATATCGATGTGCCATGCACAGAGGATTCGGTTTAACAGCATAGTCTCCCACTCCATTTAGGAGTGGGAGACTACTATTCATTATGGTGGGCCTTACGTGATTAGACCCCTACCTTACATGGTGCGGAATGGGAGACTCGAACTCCCACAGCTTGCGCCACTGGATCCTAAATCCAGCGTGTCTACCAATTCCACCAATTCCGCGTAGTTAGGCCCGCAGTGAGGGGGCGAATAGTTTCCAGCTAAACACCACCTGCCAGTCCACACACGGTGTACCGGCCACCTCACCACTTGTGCTATCTCAGCTTAACCGTCGGATATTCTCGCACCTTATATCCTCACGTACCCCTACATCCCACCAATAAAAGGCTAGGACACCTTACCCAAGTCCGTCCATTGGCAACAGTCGACATTACGTCGACCGGCAGTTATGCGTTAGCCGTTGTGGCATGACCTATCCCATCCGAGGATTTGGATGGTTAAAGGGAATAGTCACCTATTGCTACTGTACCAGCCGATGACACTCTGATACAGGGAACTCGTTTAGAATGGTACCCGGAGCGGGACTCGAACCCGCACACCATAAGGCAGGTGGACTTAAAACACCAATGTCTACCAATTCCATCATCCGGGTACTGTTTCTACAAACTATATACTGCGCATGTAGAAATTAATCAGACACCGTATACACCTTTCCCATAGCGCGACAGACTGCACGTTCAAATTCCATCCGTTGACACGCACCGGCCTCCATGAGCCGTATACGGGAGTAGGTCTCAGCTAACGTACTGCAGTTCTCTACTATAGTTGAACATAGTCCTAACCAGAAACCCCCTACCGCTAAGACGCCTTCTGACAAGTGTATTTCTAGCGTAGAGTGCGGGGTTAGCCCCATATGGCATGCGAGATGTTCACCCTGGGTACGTGTCATTAAGGGTCGACCGACCCACTCATACCCCAGTGCAAGTTTTTTAACTGACCCATCCATTACACTTCATCCAGCCATTCGATAACAATATCAGTAGGGTATATAAAGTACCCTCTCCCCGGCGTGTTGTACGCCTCACTCTGCTCAAACCCCCTAGGGCGATACACCTTCACTCGACCATTGTGCACCATTTTAACAGGTTCCAATATCCAGTGCTCCCCTGTAATGTGGGCGGTTGCGACATGTGAACATTGTGTTAAAACGTCGCTTGTAAGCAGGTGCTTATCCGAAACCCCTAAGGGTCTATAGGTGTGTAAGATAAGGTACTCTAACGCTGGATCGTTTTTAAAGAAACGACCCAGGCCTGGATACAGGGACTGCACACATTGTTCAATGGTGGGACATGCCGAGATATGGGCAGGCTCACCTATTACCTCCTTACGGGGATACCAGACGGTCTCCAGGGTGCGGTCGAACGAAAGATGCCATAGCTGTAGATGCGGTTCAGTTACTGACATGTGGAAATGCCTTAGCCTCTGGGTTGGTTTCTATAAGGGCACGGTCCGGATCTAGCCCACGTTCGTTGTTAGGGTCGCGACTCGTCCCTTCGCCTTGCGTAATAATGCTACGTAGCATACTCAGGTGATACCGATACAGCGCCTCTACCTTACACAGGCGTTCATACTCAGCCTGTGTGATCTCGATCGTATTTTCCACATCGCCTCCCCATTACCATAGAAACCAATCGTCCACACGGGACTCCATGGAGACTTCGGTATGTTTGAGTAACCGTTTTCTAGCCGCTGCTTTGTTCGCCTCATTAAAGGGTAGGGTGGATTTCCATCCCCACTGCAGCAAGGCCTGTCGCTGCTTCAAACGCTTCGTCTCATCCTTTAAATCCCCACTGGCGACTATCTGTCCCTGGTGCCGTGCTATAAAGGATTTCCACCGCCCAATCTGCCACGCATCCTCTTCTGGAAGCCGTCTACCAAGCCAATAGAGACAATACCACCCATGCCAGCCCCAGGGAGAATCTTTAGTCGTCCACCCCTTTTCCTTCCAATGGGAGAGCGGGAGTCTGGATTTTACACCGTAATAATTAAGGCTAGGGTCCGGCTCAGCGTCTTTGGATAGTACCTTCTTAATCTGGTACCAGCTTTTAGGGAGTCCCTTAATAGCGTTAATGTATTTACCTTCAAACACCCCCATCTCCAACATCTCTACTGGGGTATAGTAGGGGGTGAACTCAGGGTCCCATAGGGGTGTTTTAGCCATAGGGGTACCTATTAAGGCGTCTCAGTGGGTGGGAGGAAAATAAGGGGTGTTTCGGATACGGTCGATGTATCTGTGGTAGTCTGATTATAGCTGTCACTAACCATTACATCCGTACTGGTTGTAACCGTTTCACTGGTACTGCTATTTGCTTCTATCTGGGTACTGGTCGTGGTGGAGGAGCCGTTCATGTACTCGAAGCCCTTAGCGATTGCCACATAGGGTGCTACCCCTAAGAGTACCGATGAGAGGTGACGCATTGCATTGTTCGCAACGTCATATCCATTGGTCGGTAGATCCACCTTTTTATTGGGATCAAAATACTCAAACCGTGAGAAATTACACCCCTGTGTAGGGCACTCAATTCTAAACGTAGGCTGCGCTAACTGCGCCTCTATCAGTGCCTGTTCGCCCGGTTGCATGCTGCTGCATCCTGTAGCCACTAGAACTGCGGCAGATACTGCCAATGTACGGTACATAGTGACGCTCCTTTGTTATATACGTCTATACGATCGTCCCTACCCTAACAGACGCCGCTGCTCATCGGACAGGCTTATTAATGTAGGAGAGGCGACTCCGTCGGGACTATGTAAGTACACTGTATGGTCATCCGCGCTGCGACACTGATAGTAGGTACCTTCTTCTGTTATCTTCGTACGGTACATCATGAACGGTCGGACACCTACGTCAAGCGTCTTACCAGTAGGGGTAAAGCTAAACCCCACTACGTCCACCATCGGCTTATGCATGTAAGTCGATGTGACCACTAACAGAATGTTGCACTCGTCCACACGGTGCAATGTAACACCCTGTATTTCAGTTTTATACAGAGCCGTTTCACTGTAACCGGTTACGAGACTTTCCGTTTCGCTACAGAACCACTGTCCGTAGACACCTAGCATATCGCCCTGCTCGACTGAACGCAGTAAAGGGCGAATCACGACCACTCCGGCACTATGGTTCAGCCCCTCCTCAAACAATACCCGCCCTTCGCAGACCGTGCTGGAATATAACAGGTGACGTTTACGTACCTTTAACCATGCACCGTCTTCTTTATAATCATACTCTAAATAGTCCATACTACCCTCAATGTCGTATCTGAATGACGCTTAACGTACCCTTCGTCCCCTCACGCCGTACCGTAAAGGCACCGCCGTTCCACGTAAAGGTATGGAGTGTATCGTCCCCTATGGTGTGGATGGGACCTCTTTGGCACCGTGTCACTGCTACGGTTCCTTCTCCTACACTGAGGGCGATTAGCTCCACGTCATCTGTAGAGTCATAGTGACCAACGTATATCCCTAACTCATCATAGACGGTGACAGGCAGCGTCTTTATACCCACTACGCCTAATGGTACCCGTACACTGTAGTTCACATCCCCCATCACACCGATAAGACGTAAGTGTCCACTAACCCCATCGACTCGTTCCTTCGACACTCCGACGCAGTACTCTACCCGCCCCATAGGCGTCTCTACTGCCTTTATTACATAACCCATACATTACCCTCCACGTGTAACATAATCCCTTAGACGGCCTCAGCGGCCGTTTCCACCATATTGATTCGCAGGGTATACCGATCCCCTAAACAATTAACCAAAAGGTCACGCGCCTCCTCACCCTCAATGGTAAAATCCACCTCAATTGAACCAATATGGGTAATGTCCGAGACTACCCCTTCATGTAACTCCCCTCGATGGGATATCAGGTATATGTCCGGTATAACCTCATCCTCACAAACTATCATTAGATAGGTATCCAGTCCGGGGTTACTAATATCTACGATCTGGGGTGGCGACTTTGATTCGATCTCTGTACTGGTAACCGACGGTGGGTAGTTACGCACCGGTGCATCTAAGTCCACCCGCGTAATGCGTTGACCGTGACGTTTATCGTAGCTGTAGATAGAGAACTGGCCACGGCTATACCAGTAGTGCATATAACGATCGTCCTCACACTCGACCAAGGGTACCTCTATAGGGGTCATGAAGATACGGCGCAGTGTACGTGTAAACCAGTTGCCCCCTATCATGGCTGGTTCGATTCGAAGTACAAATCGTTGGATTAAATGATCTTTAGGTCCTTCTACTGTCTCAGAATAGATAATAGCTAGACCCTTCTCTGGAGTACCGATCTCTAAAATGACACTGCGCATGGTTACATTTCCTTTATTAAAGACTCTATCTGATTCTTACCATGTACACTTTTTAACCAGAATATAGAGCATATACCCCAAACCCCAATGTTTACAGGGGTCTGGTTTCTTAAGTGCTTGATTTTAAAGGGATTTTCGAAAATCCAGAGTTGTAAGGCCCCTCTCCCCCTTCCGGTCGTCTCTCCTGGTTCGTGTCTCGCTTTCCAGCTCGCCCCTCCCAGGGCGAGCCTGGAAGTGGTTGAGGTCTTTTTTTCTCTCTAAAAAATACATACGTCTTGTGAAAATTCACAAGACTTGTAAAATAGTCAATAAAATCAGAGGTAGGAGGAACGACTACCGATAACAGTAATTAGCCCTACACCCTTTTAGGGGGTGTAGGGTTTTACAGGTTTGAATAGAGGGTACTCTGTAGTAGAGTACACTGTACACTAGAATGCAGTAGACATAAACACCAGTAGCCCAGCGAAGCGTTACACCTAACCCAGCGTAAGCTAAATTGGCCTTACCGGCCTGAGGTCACAAAAATGGGTGGCGCGCGCGGCACCGATTATTTTACTATAGTAAGAATGTACAATAAAAAAAAAAATAGATAGTCCCTACCCACCCATAAGGGCAGGTAGGGATAATAGTTAGCGCTTACTGAACCACTCTTTAAGGGTCAACTCACCGCCACACTTGATCTTGTGGTACAGGTAGTCTTCCAGTATGATCTCGGTCCAACGCTCACAGTCGAACTCATCCAGAATATCCTGAGGATCCATGAAGCCATTGAATACCAACTCATCCTCAGCGGTCGTCCACTCCTCAGTCGTCACCGAGATAAGGATAGGACAGCCAAGGTGAACGGCTTCAACACCGCCTTCAGCTGCAATCTTATTGCGCATATGAACGGACTTTACCTTGAAGCCCAGTACCGATGCAATCTGTCCATGCCAGCCACTATCGGTCTTCTGATAATAGCCAAAGCCACCCTCTACAAACTCACCGGCATTGACCTCAGCCGTCGGTACCAACTCTTCCATCAACTCACGCATGATAGCCTGATGGTAAGTGGTGTCCCAATCTAGCCGCTCAGAACGACCATTACTCCAGGCCAAATCGGACATATCAATGTGGCCGCCCAGACCTACGGAGTGCTTGCCCAGCAGGCGATCTTCCCCAATGCCTTTAGTGCGCTGGTAGGTAAAGAGCTTACCGTTGCACTCTACGAGGACATAGGGGAGAACCTGACGGTAGTTAGGATTAACCTCTAGTCCAGCCCGCTGGCCGATAAAGATGTCACCCCCCTCTACAGTAAAGGGGACCAGGTTCGTATTGTCCGCTTTAGGGACGATGTTAGCCGGTACAGCGAAAATATGTTCTTGATGTTTCATGACGTGTCCTTTTATGGAAAATGAAGTTATTTTCAGCTCGTACATTAGGGCAATGCCTACCATACGTTCAGTAGGCGTACAGTGTTTTAGTTACTTGTTTTCAATGGCCCATGTAGCCAAACCCTTTGACTCTATGGTTAAGGTCCATTGAGGTGGAGGTAGCTTCAGCCAACGTAGCGGTGGTAAGGTCAACCGGCGGAAGACCCATGTGGGTGCGTACACGTGTCACCTCCTCACCCTCCAGTGGTCTAAATTTCAAAATGCCGTAGCATCGACCCGGCCGCAGTAGGGCCGAGTCTACCTTACTGGTACTCTCCAGGTTGGTGGATATAATGATTTTAGCGCGCGTACTCACAAGTCCGTCCGCACCATTCAGTAGGGTCGACATAAGGACATTGCCTTCTGTACGGGTGCGCACAAATGCATCAGCATCCTCCATTATCAATAGTCCCACCTCATCGTCCTGCATGTCCTCTGCAAGTTTAGTGCTCACGCCGGGGTGCTCCAATACCGCGGCGTCCTGATATAGGCTGACATTCTCTACGCCCTGCCTGGCTGCCGCCATGGTTAACCCTTTGATGTAGCTGGTTTTGCCGGTACCCGGAGGGCCAATGATAAAGAGTACGTTGGAGGTCGACCCCATAAAGGCGGCCATCAAATCCTCCGGTGACTGGTCCAGATACGGATAATGTTCCGCTTTAAAGGTGGGAACACTATCCTCCGTCAAGGGTAGTGCCTTGCTAGTGATGCCACGGGCGCTAACACGGTAGACGTTGACCATTACCTGTGTGGCGAGTGTGAAACAACTATTCATCATCTCCAGGTATTTTTTCTCCCACTCATCGTCTATGACTCCAACGACGGTTAACGTCCCGTGAGTATTTTCCCGTACGCAAATGCGGCCAACCAGTTCATTAGGGTCGTCCCGATTATAGAGGACGACTGTGCGAGGTCCATAAATGGCCGCCCCCATCGTCATGCACTGATTATCGATTGCCCGTGCCAATGCCCCCAGCGCACCCGTAAGGGTATCAGGCGACTCACCCGTAGTAATGCGGTGTCGGTGCAGGATGGGGCAGATCCCCATGTTGTAGAGGCGGGCATCCAAAAAGATCTCGGGATACTGTTTATCGTTTGCCATAGCGGCCTCTTGTGCGATTTTCTCTACCAGCACGTTGCGTTTTAACATATAGACTCCTCACCTATGTATTGGGTATTTTACAGAATGCGCCATTTACTCATCAGCGATTGATGAGCAGCTACACATTCCACCACACGCGAAGCATACGGGGGAGAACATGAGTTGCCCACGGTAAGCCTTGAGCTCTCTATACGTTTCACGTATATCTGCCAGGGCGGTGTGGGCGTAAACTTTATCGATGGGCTTAAGTAGACCCGGGAAGGCGTACTTGAAGCCCGATACGTCCACCATCTGGTAATGCAGGTATGAATCCAACGTGGGCATTTGGTGGCGAATAAAGTCCCGATCAAAGCCGATGCTGTTGCCCGTCAGTACACCGTTATTGTCTGGATTATCCCGATTGAACTGGGTAATCCCCTGCTCTTTCAGGAACTGAATGAGTTGCTCCTCTGCGTCCTTCAGAGTAGTATTGGACTGCTGACATTTCTCCAGTAAGCCACTTTTGGTGTGTTGCTCCAGTGCCCAAGGGTGGAGCTTGGCAATGTCATCACTGGAGGCATGTATCGCTACCTCAAAGACGTTAACCTTTTCGATGTCCTCGGACATTTCCAGGTCGGTGACAAAGCAGGCTACCTCCAAGATTGGATAAGTAGCTGCCCCATAGAAGCCTCCCTCCTGATAGCCGCTCAGACCACCCGTTTCCATATCCAGCCAAACCAACTTACGTTTATAAAGATTCTCTAACACCTTAATATCCTCTCACCGTTATTGGTATCTGCTTATCTGTATCCAAGATAACAATCTCAGGTACCTCTGACTCTGTTAGAATCGCCCTTACACCGTTTGCGTGCCACTCAACCGGATCATCCGGATGCACGTAGTTACAGTCAGCTTTACGACACGCCCATCCAATGTACCGTAAAGTTAAAGTTTCTGTTACAGTGTCCCCTATCCACCATGTGCCTTCCGCATCCACCATCCAGTAACTGTCTGTGTAATCTGCGATTGGATAACTATACACTGACCGACCTAGTAGTCCAGCAAACAGGTTACGCCGTATACGGTGGTATTCCGCCATAGCGCGGGTAACACCAGTCGATCGTACAGCGTTAACATAACGACCATCTTTGATATACATGCTAACCCCCTTATAATGGAAGGCGATCTACGGCATCTGCCAGGCCGTACATTGCAATTATAAAGAGTAAGACAAACAGTGCCTTGACAGATTCCGGGACACGTGAAACGAGTCGTTTAACGTTCATTCGTCTCTCCTTTAACAATCCTGCGCTGCATGCGCTTTAAACGAAAGCACAGGTCGGAATGTGACCCCTGTGCCATTAACACCTCACGCGCTTCCCGCAGGAGGGCGATCAGTTCTTTTTGGTCCTTCGGCATTTTGCAGCCTCCTCTAAATTGTCTAACCACCAGTCATAGCGCAGCTGTAGCAAATCCACCTCATGCTGTACCATTGAGGTGACGTCACCACCTAAATAAATAACTCTGTCACCGTCCACTCCACAATGTAAGCGGTGGAGGTCTTCTTTTAACGTGACAGGTAGATCTACGTTACGCACACCCTATCTCCTTAATCTGTATCATATGTTACTCCGTTAGTGACACGCTGACCGTTTAGCCATTACGGTAAGCTCCTTGATCCGTTCGCCCCCGGCCAAGGGGCGGACCCCTATGCCCTTACTCGATATCCTATGTAAGTGTCCTGCATCATTTACATTTCCTTTTCGTTTAGAGGACATGTCGTTGAGATGTCCTCTCTTTTTATATACCTCACTGGCGTCCGTTAGGGACGCACTTTATGCCGCCTATACGTATCGGTAATATAGGTTTACGTTAATATTCAAAAGCAGTTACTTAGGCCGATGCTATAGATTCCCTTAAGTACCAAGGTAGACTATGAACACATTACTTATGCAAAATGACGCTGTCGCCCAGGCGAAGTCTACACTGTCTAGGCTCCACGCGGCAGTAGGTCGTACCAGTACCCTATCCCTCAGTGGCGCGTTAGTACCACGCGTGGTACTGGCAAAACTGGTATCCCGTCTCAAAGGGTTAAAACTTTTGCCCTGCCCTGAACTCGAAACCCATTTAGTCGCCATCGGTAATGGTATCGATAAAGAAGCCCTTTATACCGTACCCTATATCGGTGCCCGTGTTACAGTAGAGCTCTATGGCATACTGGAAATCAGTGAGCGCATTGAGACTCTACTGGCTAATAAACAGTCTGCTACCGATAACCGATGGTATTTGCCCATTGGCCGACTCCACCCGCTATCCGTTGAGGTGTGGATCTACACAGACGTCGAGAACCGTGTACGCGTAGAGTACGTAGACGGGGAGACACGTACGCCGTTTAATGGGACGTTAGGTGACTGGTGTAAGACCATTTCACCGGCACCACCCACGACATCCAATGTACTGCCGCCTCACCCGACTGGTTCACCTGCGATGGAAGCACGGGGTGAGTCCACCTATGTGAATATAAAAGCGGTGTACGATGAGTATTGTAAGTCGGTAACCTTCGACCGACGATGGGGTAAGCTCACCCTAACGACGATTCGGGCCTTTGAAGGTCGTGATGAGGAACACATTAATTTCCTAGGGGGAAATCTGGTAGGTGTTTATCGGTTACACTGGCGTGCCGATGATGCATCAGAGTGGTATGAGCGACTGCGTATCGATGACGTACGTAGCCTGAAACAGGATTTCCACGACCTTCCGACCATTAACCCTGACTTCCATGTCGTGGGGAACCCGATAAACGCAAGTTTCCTATACGCAGTGCACCGGGTACTGACCGGTGATCTACCCGAACGCGAGCGTACAGAGGTTGCGGTGGCAATCCTTGCACACATGCATTACCAGTTCCTATCCTCCCTACTGTACCACCAATTCCCGTACCGGGCACAAGAGGCGATTGCACTGGCACTGTATGACTCTTTGAGTCGTAAATCTATGCTGAAGCAGTACCATACCTGGGGTAACCTTGTACGGGCGCGGTCGGAAGACATTATCAGTAAGGGTAGCATTCATTACCAGACCCTAATTGACTTTTCAGATGACGAGAAGATCATTTACGCTATCAGTGACATCCAGTCTCGTATCCGTGAGGTCGTTAAGAAGTTAAAGTCTGAGTACATGCGTCTACGGGATCAGGATGCACGGGTCATGTCACAGGGCTCTACCTTAGTGACCCGAGAGGGTGAGACGGTGTTGCGGGAGTTTGAGAATAAAGCCGCCGGGCTGCAACGTGCGCTTAAGGATATCATACTGGATCCCCAGGACCTTATTCGCAATGAGGTGCTAGAGAGTACCTTGAAGATGGTCACTACCGCAGATGAACGGTATCTGCGTACCGCACTCCTTTATCTATCCGACGCGATGGGTAGCAAGGAACGGGCCTCCGTTGAGGCCTTGGTCGATGCGTTAGTAATCTTTATCCAGGGGTATTTGCGTCGTGCACCGGCTAGTGAACGTACCCTTATTCATGTGGTCATGAAAGTGCGTAACCTGATGCGCTCCTCACAGCTTGCCGCCTCGGACGCCATTGCCTTACGTAGCCTGACGGCCGATCTTATAGAAAAGGCATTGGAAAAACGTAACACTACGGTGCAGGCCTCTACCCGTATTGCAGTCTTAGTTTACCTAACCATTCGCCTACTCACCCTTAATCATTTCAAATAAGAGTATCCCTCATGAGTTGTTTACCGGATAAATGTCTCTGTAATAAGACCTCCCTTACGGCATTGCTGGATCCCGGCAAAATCGACAGTGAAAACTTCGCCTATACCCTGACCTGTGCCTTAACTGACTTCAATAACACCATCATGGAAGTGAAGCCTCTCCCCCAGTCGGTGAATGAGGCGAATCTTCATACCACAATTGTAGAGCTGTTGAAACCCACGCTGAATGCCCATAACTGGGACATCAGTGTAGAGGTGGCAGGCCCATATAGCTGGGCTGTAACCACTTGGCCCCTTCAGGCGGTTACAGAAGAAGGGTGCCTGTGTCAGCTTTCGTGGGACGTTAACCTTATCTGTATTAAACGGGTGAAGAAAAATACATGATCTCGACTAAATGGACAGAGCGATTTGTGGAGCTAAGTCGTCACGTCGCTACCTGGTCAAAGGACCCCTCAACGCAGGTAGGCGCACTGTTAGTGAACATGGATAAGAATGTACTGGCGTTGGGGTACAATGGGTTTCCACGGGGGATGGATGATACTCCAGCCTTTTACCATGACCGGGCTTTTAAGTACAAACACATCTTGCATGCAGAAACGAATGCCTGTTTAAATGCACTCTCCAGTGGCAGCCGGGTAGAGGAAAGCATTCTGTTTGTAACCCACCCGCCGTGTACCCATTGCACAGGGGTAATCAAACAGGCCGGTGTCGTTGCCTGCATCTTTCCAATGCCCGATGATGACTTCCTCAGTCGCTGGCCGTTAGACGACACGATTGATCACTTCAAGCGCGTGAAGTTAGGGCTGGCAATGTGGGATGGTTATAACCTGGTATGGCTACACAGCATATAACACGAATACTCCACTCCCCACCCGGGGAGTGGAGTATTATTATTAATAGCCTCTATTTCGCAACACCGCCCCTCGTAAGCTGTTTGTCTTGCGCTTGGACTCTTTGACCTGCTCTAAAATACTGTCCATTGACATGGCGCTACCGCCATCCACCTCCGTACGCGCAACCAACCGTTTAAGGTTTGCTTCAATACGAATACGTTCTGCCGGACTATCTGCGTCTTTAAGCTGTTCCTTAAGGTCTTCAATCTCTAATCTAAGTTTAGCCTGCTCACCCCGTTTAACGGCATCCTCTTCTGACAGAGTTGCCCCGTCGTCCGATACCAATGACATTACGTCCCGGGTATCCAAGCCGTATTCATCCAAGTGGCGTCCGTGGGATAGGAACCAGTGCCCCAATAACCACCCCATGACCAAATCATCGTGGCCCCCTTCTGGATGGTCCACCCGCCCATTGCGGGTAACCAATCCCCGTATCTCAGAGGACAGGGTGCGGTCTCGCACTTTATGTGCGGTGGTCTTCGCCGCTTGCTGGAGGACTGTATCGTACAGAAACGCCCTGCGGTTACCCGTGGTCATAAAGCCAAACTTACCTTTATGTCGTAAGTAGAACTCCTCCTTACGCTGACTCAAGGGACGACACAGCTCCTTGTAGTCTTCGGGGTACTCAGCCTTATTGTCAATCAATCGATTGTAAATGCGACGGAAGGGGTCAACACCGTACGTCGGTAGTTTCGCAATCAAATAGTCCAAGATGCCCTGTGCTGAGGATTTGTTCTCGATCATCAGGATGGTTTTTGGGAACCGCACCATGAGCTGTAATAACCATTCTGCATAACGGTACAGGTTAGCCTCTGAAATATCGGAGGCTGCGGTAATCGAAAGGTCACGACTATCGAGTACCGCAAGTCCATTGCTATCGCGCCCTACGGCGTTCGAGCTATCCAGTGATAAGATGTGCCAATGGCTCTCCATCACCCGTGTAATGTCCGCATGTGGGTGGTACCACCGAAGTATGTAGTTGTTACTACTACGCTCAATATAAAGCGGATCCATCTCAGATAAGGCGATGGCTTGGTTTAACTGTATAGAGAGAGGCGAACTCTCCGTACCACTGGTCCAGATATTGAAGAAGTCACGGTTTGCCAAGTCTTCAGATGCACGGGCGTTATCGATCGCTTCTCGTAACCACTCGTCCGTTTTACCCAACTGACGGTGACTAAAGGTACCGTTAATCATGGGACTGTTTGAGGTAGAGTTAGCTTTAATAACCCGCACTAGATCCTCAATGTTCACACAGTCGTACAGGCATTCATTCCAGTACATGCCATTATGTACAAGGTTATAAGCAAAACGTCCTTCTTTCGTATCCTTACGACCCGCTGTCGTGGTAAAGATGTTCCCATAGAGTCCTCGTGCCATCTTCGCATTCTCACGCGCCGCTGTAGCCGCCGCCAGTGCAACCGGCAAGGAGATGTGGATGTTCGGGATGTAGGGTAGCTCGTCCGCTTGGAGTATAGCCGCCGTCAAACCACGACCCAGGTTATCCGCCCCCTCACGCGACTTCTGTCCCACTGCGGTGAGGTATTCATTGGAGCGCTCAACCATGGTAATGATTTCGGTGTTATCCGCATCGTTACGGGTTGTCGGATTAAGGTAATTCGGCAATTGATCGCGTATGGCCTTTATACGGGCGACGTTCTGTCGACGTAGGGGATGGTCCTTGGTAATAAGCTGTACTTTGGTACTCCACGCCATCATGGCCAGGATAATGACCATGAGTACATCTGTGGATGCCGATTTACCGGTCTGACGCGGTTGAATGAGTGCATAATCGATGTGGTTGAAGAAGCACCACATCATGGAGATATTGCCGCGATTAGCCTTAAAGGGTATAGGGGCAGGACCACCCTGTGGCGGCAAGCGAATTACCTCACGTACAACGTACCAAGGGTTCCACTGACATTCAGTGGCAATCGCGACCTTCGTTTCAAAATCCAAATTAGGGTCATGGGGATTTATGCCTTGCAGTGCGGGATTTAACAACGATAGGTGAAACGCATGGTTCTCAACCCCCATCTCACGGTAGACCGCTGCTAGACGTAAGAAGGACTCGTTTGTCGTGCGAGTATCTGCAATGGCGGTACCGTATCGGTTCCAATCAGATTTGAACAAAATCATACCGAATATCCTTAAAGGTAAAGTTAACTAATAGATTCAATCGCACGGTACCTTTTAAAGATACTCTCCCTATCCCCAGTGGGGATAGGGAGAGTATGGTGTTAAATGTCGTTTTCGATAGACAGTGGCGTAATCCCCACTACCTTTTCACGGCCGTTCGCAATAACCAACCAGACGATGTTCAGTGGCCACGCACGGTCCCATTCGCGGTCCACTCCCAAGCGGAACGTTTGATTCCAGTCGTCTACGGAGTAAGTGCCAATTTCCCAGTCACCTTTGTCCCCACCATTCTCTAAACGGAAATGGGTTGGCGTGGGGGCGGCATCCAGTAGCTGTGGGTCGTAAATTGGATCCATACTACTATAGAGCACAGATAGCCAATCGTAGACCACCACCTGGTTACAGCTAATGTTGAACGGCTTCTCATCCAGTGAACTGGCCACCGCGTAGACATCATGTCCAAACTGCGTATACCCGTCCCCCAGATAGTCAATGATCCAGTTATCCACCTCAGTGGCGTTGGGCGGGTTCAGAGTCAGCGTCACCTGTTGTGTATGGATGTGCCCAGGGTATGCGCCCGGCATTACAGCATCCAAGTCCAGTGTAAGGTTAAGGATCTGTGTAATGCCAAATGAGAGTCCGTTAAAATCCCAACCGTTACTTTGTTTGACCGTAACGTGTTCGGTCACATCTAGGTTCAGTGTATATTCCACGTCCGTTAACCGCACACGCAGTTCGTATTGGGTTCCAGTCCAATACGGAATAACGTACAGTTTAAACGCAAAACTCTGGCTGGTAGGTACGTTCGCCAGTTTATAGGTTTTACTGATCGAGGGCGTAGGTGTGCCCGACAGGTTAATCGATTGTTCCTGTGCACTCGGATAGTAGGTTAACACTACGTGGGTTGTAGGCCCTAACAAACTGGTGTTAAAGTTACTTAACCCATGGAGCTTTACCCGCACCCCGTCAATCGCATGGTCCTGGTAGTTCCCATCGCTATAGTGAACACGACAGGTCAACATGGACGTGTTAAAGGGTACGTTAAGTTGATTCTCAATCAGTAGCGGGTCATGGTCAGAGAGCAGGTGGGAAATAAGCTCTACGTCCTCTACATAGACGTTAGAGGCAGTAGGACCTGCAATCATGTTTGCATTGCGTACAATGAAACTATGCTCCCCACAGGCTCGACCTGCGGCATTGTAGATAATCGCGGTGACAATCTCACCGTCCTGTAGATCCTGGCTGGTATGGCAACGGGCTGGGCGTTTGAGCGTAGCGTTACCCTGAAACAAAGGTACAAGGTCTACAGACTCTGAAATAACCGCACCCCGACTGTCAACGGATTGAGAGATAACCGTGCCCTCTGGCGAGGTATCGGTACCCAGATAGAGTTTCATCTGAGTCGCTTCACTACCGTATACCCGATACCGACTATCAATGGACAGGGTAAAGGGTTTGGTCATCTTATCAATAAAGATGCGGGTTGCAATATGGGGCTGGTAAAGTTTAAGCCCTTCGTGCAGGTTATCGGGATCTTTGATTTCATTCTCAAACCGAGCGGCCGGGTTAAAGGGTACCAGGGTAGGAATTGCGGTTACCGCATCCACCGCATCCACTCGATAGAAAAGGTCAAACCCGTCAAATACAATGTCCCCTACGTTAGGGACATATAGCGTATCGGACGTGTCAATGTTTTCACCCGTATACACCTCTCGCAAGGTCCATACGCGAAACCCTCGTTCAGGGTCCCGTCTGTATACAACTGACATACTGTCACCTTATGCTTTTACTACATTGAAGTAGGTATTAAAGACCAGCCGCTTGTGGAAATATAGTTCATTCAGTATCCGTAAGAACATGAACTCATCTTCCGTTACCTGTATCTGCTCATTCGCAGGACAGGGATGGACGTCGATCATGTTCCATTCCAGGTCTTCTGATAGAACATCACTCTCAAGCTCACCTAAGTACTCATGCATGGCCACAACGGCGCCCCCACGACTCAGTCCGATGCGCGCTACGTCGATTACTTTATCACGAATACGCTGTACCGTACGGTATACGAAAGGACTGTGGATCGCGTGGGCATGTGTAATAAAGACCGGCACCTCTGTGTAGGGTCGCTCCAAGATGGGATAAAGCAAACGACTGGCGTCTGACTCTGACGTTTGGTCTAGCCCGTAGCGTACCAGTGCCCACTCTGACAGGGTCCGTACCGGTGTCTCTCGGTAGTAGAGTCCTCCTTCACGGATTGAAGGGGCAATGACCTGATCTGGACGCTCCGCTAAATCCCACTCATCCACTGACGAGAGTGTACCGTCCACCACGAGGGTATGGAAACGAAGATCACTGAAGCGAGTCGACTGCCCGTCCACCATTCTACGGTTACGGACAAACCCTGACTCGGACCAATAATCGGTTTGATCGGGTAGACCGTAATGAAAGACCTGTACCCGTACACGATCGTTTAAATGTCCTAGGTGGTATTCCTTAGCGTAGAGCTGAATGTTGGGGTAGTCTACTTTAAAGTCAATGCCCTCTACTAAACGCCGTCCATCCAGATAGATTTCTAGATGTGAAAGACGTAACAGTGTGGCTGGACCTTCATCGACATAGATCGAGAATGGGTGGTAAAGGAGTTCAGGGTCTACCGACAGGTCACGGTAAATACTGTCACGGATTGAGCGACGCATCCGCTCATCGTTCTTATGATGATCCAGCCACGTTAAGGTACCTGTGGACTGATCCACGCTATAGTCGGTATCCAGGTAGGCCGGGTGCCATTCCTCACTCGGTACTGAACGCCAATAATACTGATCCCCAAACCAATCCGCCTGAGTAATGTAATCAGTATCCCGATCCATCCCATCGCCGGTTTCACGTCCATCCCCAGGAATACACCGTACCCGTTTAACCACTTCGCTTAACTGAACGCTACTACCGTAATTACCTTCGGGTACCTGCACGACTTCAATCAGAACACCGTTTACATCATATCCCAAGACCATACAGCCGATGGTGGCTATCCAGGGCAAGCGGTAATTCCATTTATTTGAGCTTGCATTCCATACAAAGTGAGACTCGGGATAATGTCCCTCCAATACACGGCGGTTCACCTCATCGTAGCTATAGAGGCCTGCAAGCGTATCCAGTGAAAGGGATCCAGCAATGCCGTTCTGCCACTGCATGTAGGCAGACTGTTCCAACTGGGTGGGCTGCCAGCCTGTAAAGGTACTCGTCGTCCCCACCATTAGACTGCGACGGTATGTCTCATCCACCCGATAGAGGTCCAGTGTATGCTGGCCATCGACCTGAGGGAACCGCTTTACCGCATCGGTGGTCTTACGGAAGAAGATTCTGAAGAAAGGCTCTACCAACGGCAACGTGTCCCAATGCTCCTGAATCAAGGCCTCGACCCGACGACTATCTACCCCAAAATCTTGATGGGTAAGCTGTCGGATATCAGCATCTTGAATGCGACTAAAGAAGATACCCTTATAACGAGGATAACTCCCTACATTCGCCTGGCGCCCTACGAGATAAATATCGAGCTCATCGGCCGGTACCGCTTGCTCAGGGTCATCCAAGTTTAAAGACACCAGCCACTTATTGACCTGATCGAGTTCAGAATAGTAATGCATTAGGTCGTTGATGGGTAAATCCAGATACCCCATCCCAGACTTATCCACATGCACGGCTAACGTATCGCCCGCCTGCAGTTCACTGACACTGATGTCGTTAACATAGTAGCCATTATGGAATAAGAGCTTATGACCTTCTTCCTCTAGCCGCCATCGCGTAATAATGGGACCTGCGTCATCCACCACGTTTAGCTGTCCGCCCACATAGTTAATGGGCGTATCTAGATGCTGTCCCTGTTCCTGTAGCCAGTCATTTGAAAAGACTCGCAGATAAAGAGGCTGCTCCGTTTCCAGCAGTATCTCATTTATCTGCGCGTTAACCGCTAGGGTTAGCTGCATGCGTTCATTACGACGAATATAGATGCTGGACAAGGGGAGTTGTCGCTGTGCGATATGGACGTTGACCACCATTTCATTATCCCGGGCCACCTCGTCCAGACGAATCCAGCGTAGCATTTCCAAGCGACTGTACTCTAGCCCCAGAAAGGCACTGCTTTGTTGTCCAAAGCCATAGACCACGTAGCGGTTTGTACTATCCGGTAAATAGTGGTCGGTATAGCCTAGATTAATGCGTACACGATCGCCCCGCAGGCGGTTAAACCGTGCGGGTACGATGGTGAAGTGTCGGTCATCGTGTGGGTCAAACCACATTTCTTCTGCAGCGGCCTTAATAAGGTCCTGCTCAAACTGATTCGTCGGCATCTTCAATATCCCCTAAAAAGGACACGACTGCCTTCAAGTTAGCGGTGCGCTGCATTGAAGCACAGGTACGCCCGATGCGAGTTTTAGATTTGTACATGTTCGTGGTTTCCGCCAGGGCTACCATCTGTGAGAATACCGGTGGGTACTCCAGTGCCATAACGGATAGACCTACGGCCTCATGACCAATCCAGCTCCCACTGCCCATTAACTGAATAAGGGTATTGGAGTTAAACTGACCCATGTGGGTGGTAACGCTCTGTCGGATAGCTAAACACAAACCCTCTAGGTTAGCAGGCCGTTCTTTCAACCACTCCTGTACCTCTGCATTCTCTAAGGTATCCATGACCATCTGTGGCGGTACCCAGCCACCGCGTGCACCCAACAGTCGAATTGCCATCGCGGTGAGTTCTTCAGGGTCGACACGGTAATCTTTACGCGCCTTATGACCACTGGCCTCTAGGTAGAGTGCCAGATAGTAAACCGCTGCAAGAATGCGGATGGTGGCGCCGTCGGTCGCTGGCATGGCAAAGCGGCTGGCTAAGCCATTAGAGATCCACTGGCTGAATACTAACGCTGTAGGACGCATCACGGCGTCATAGGCATCGGGATTTGACTGCCAGAGGTACTCAAGGTATCCCCGCTGCACGAGGTTACGGTACTCTGGCATGTTGCGAATGCCACCGGCTTTGTTATAGAAAGGACGACCATCCAGGAACACCTTACCATCGTGAAAGATCGGATGGCTCCAGTGGTCCAATTTTTCGTTCTCAGCCGTGGTGATATAAATGTGTTTCGATACAGGCTTGAGTTGCCCCTCTCCCCCCAAGGCCAACTGCTCATCAATGCCTTGTTTAATCTGCTGGATGCGCCCTGCAAACTGACGTCCAATTGTAGTGCCGTATGGTCCCATGGCGGGTACTCCTGTTATCGGTTAAATCGTATAGGCCTGTTAAAAATTATCGTAGCAGTATATAGAGCCAATTCTTACTATTCGCCTTTGGCTTTATTGAACATACGATTCCACTGGCTTGCCTGTGGTTAATGGGCATCCCGCTCGCATTACGTATCTCACTTATGTCGGTGAATTGATCACTCGCCGCAGGGTGTCGTTGGGACTGGATTCTATGTGTACTCTGCCTTGTATTTAGGTATATGGCGTGTCATGTGGAGTCCATGCCACTCATAACTTTGCAAAGTTAAAAGGTTAAAAATATGCGCATACATAAACCTAGCATTTTGGGAGGTAACCTCCAATGGCTACAATGATTAAGAACGCATCCCCTCGTCCGATTCTCACAGGTATTCGGGACGAATCGGGTCGCGCCTTACCCGTTATCCGGGAACAGATTCCCCAGCACCTCCCTCTCTTCTATATCCAGACCCAGCGTGGACCTATTGATCCTCAGTTGGTATCTGGCGGTGACATGCTGGAAATGTACGGCCGTAAGTCGTTTGAAGAGCGGTCTAAGTACTTCTCTCACCAGACTATGGGTGTCACCACCTGTAATGGTGCGGGTAATGCGGTCTTCATTAAGCGTGTACTGGCAGACAATGCTGCCCGTGCAGGTATGGTGTTCTTCCTGGAACTGGTCGCCGATGACGTTCCTCAGTACCAGCGTGATCCGGATGGTGAAGTGATCCGTGATCCGTCTGGCGTTAAGCTGATTGACGGTAGTGTCACCGTAGACGGTTACAAGATGCGTTGGGTGGTTGAGCCGGTATCGGACATCAACAACCTGCGCGGTGAATTTAAAACCAACGGTACTTTGGCGGGTCGTGCAGGTGAAACCGCACAGCGTTTCCCGATCTTCGCCTTTGGCATGTACTACGGTGAATACGGTAACAACATCGGTATCCGTTTCTCCTTCCCGGGCCCGGCTACCAGCGATCCGGCTGACCTGTCTTTGGTTGAGTCTGAGCGTGCCATGATTTACCGCGCCCAGTGGGTCGAGCGTGACGATGCGTTCTCTCTGCCGCGTACCACCTACAGCATGAACGCTGAACCCTTCGTTGACTTTACGTTGAAAGAAGGCGTGGTAAACCCGAAGACGGATCAAGAACTGGCAATCGGTCGCATTAAGTCCGACTACGAGAACATTGAGCCGACCTCTGGTTTTATTCCCAAACACGGTCCGGTTCAGGACATGCACATCTACCAGGAGAACATCGAAGAGATCCTGGAGATGCTGTTTGAGAAAGAAGTTGCTGCCGGTGGCCCTGTCGTTGACAAGCATCAGCTGAACATCTTCAACTGCCTGGATTACAACGGTAACGACCATTACAGCTTTGTACTGGATGCATCGTCCGCTACCATGTCCTCCTCCACTGTTCATTATGGACAGGGCGGTTCTGACGGTGATGTAAATGAAGCGGTACTGGATGAGCTGGTACGGGAAGAATGTTTGAACAACTGGGAAAACATTGATTACCCGCTGCTGGACTCTGCCCGTTACCCGTTGAGCGTGGTCTATGATACTGGCTTTACGCTGGAAACCAAGAAAGCCATTATCAACGTACTGGCGTACCGTAAAGACATTTCTGTCGGTATCTGTACTCAGGACGTTCTAAACCGTCCGAACAGTATCTCGGAAGAGACGTCTGTTATGACAGCACTGCGCGCCTATGCACGCCTCATCCCGGAATCCACCATCCACGGTACTCCGGTATGTCGCATGGTTTGTATTGGCCATGTAGGTCGCAAACAGTACAGCAACTACAAGTACAAGGTACCGTTGATTCACGATCTGATCGAGAAGCGTGCCAAGTACATGGGTGCAGGTGAAGGTCGTTATAAGACCCGTTTCGCGTATGACGTTGCTCCGGCAAACCGCGTAGAAACCATGTCTGAAATCAACCATCCGTGGAAGCCTGAGATCGTACGCTCGCGCGATTGGGAACTGGGCCTGAACTGGGTACAGTTTGCCGACCGTCAGAGCCTCTTCTATCCGGCTCTGCAGACTATCTACGACGACGATACCTCTGTACTGAACTCTGACATCAACATGCTCATCGCAGTCGATGTTGTGAAGCAGTCCGAAGAAGTCTGGCGCCGTATGACCGGTAACACCACCTATACCAATGAGCAGTTCATCGAACGCTGTAACCGTGAACTTCTGACCCTGGTAGAAGGTCGCTACGACAACCGTGTTACCATTGTACCGAACACCTACTTCACTGAAGCGGATGAGGCACGCGGATACTCGTGGACCATGGACGTAGCGGTTTACGCTAACAACATGCGTACTGTGGGTATTATTAACGTCATCACTCGCCGCAGCAGCGATTTGGACTAAAGGGGATAAACAATGAGTAACATTCTTGTAGCCGAAGACCATTCCCTGTCGGCTGGTCGCACACGTGCCTTGAACGGCGCCGTCGGCGGCCAACAGGGCGCCATGTCGGATCCCCGTAACTGGATGTCCAGTGCCACCTACGTTAAACAGAAGCTGATCCCGGTACTGATTGAGGCCCCTGGTCACATGACGTACATGGATAATGGTGCTGACCGCATCAAGATCCTGAAGGCTCTGGTTGAACTGATGGCCACCTCCATTACGGGTCTGACCAGTACACTGGAAGTGGAATATGGTGAGCACCGCGTCTCTAATGCCGGTGAGTTCCATGAGACCATGACCAACGTAAACCGTGCTCGTTCAGTGCCGTCCTTTGTATGGCCTGAGAAAGAGGGTATGGCGGTTTACAACTTCTTCAATGATTGGATTGTCGAGTTGTTGGCGGATCCTGAAACCATGCATCCGGGTCTGGTAAATAAAACAGCCTATCAGGAAGCGGGTTATCCGGAGTTCTTGCCGGATGCGATCTCAATGACCGTGCTGTTCATTGAACCGTCTCGTGACCTGAAGCGCATCACCAATGCGTGGCTGTGCACCAACATGATGCCGAAGTCTTCTGGTACCAACGAAGGTTCTCGTGTCATTGGTGAAGCGAACGAAACGGTTGAACAGACCATCGAGTTCACTGCAACCACTCAGATCGGTAAAGAAGTTATCCGTCTGGCTCAGACCTACCTGGATGAGCTGAACAAGACTGGCTTCCAGCCGGCGGCACTGCCTGCTGCGTATGAAGAGATTTCAGCCGACGTTAATGTCGACTCTGAAAGCTACAAAACCAAGGTTGAGCAAGTTGCCGACGCCGCTGCGTCTCAGGGATAAGCATAGTACAATCCCCATGGGCTTCGGCCCATGGGGATTTATGCTGTCATCCAGTTATAGTGTCACCCTCACTGTCAAGGGGGTATTCCTTTAATTTCTCCAGTCCATTTTGAATAAGTAGGTCAGCCAGTGAATCTTCACGGGTACCCTCTGGCGTCATGAGGTAAAGATCCGCTACATACCGACCGTAGACCCCTAGCTTATGGGTTACTAAGATAACCTCCTTACCTTCAATTAAACTGCGTACGAAATCGGTCGCTTCTTTCCCATGTACCCGCTCAGCCTCACACGAAGGGCGATAGGTTTCAGGGGTGTCTACCCCATTCAATCTGAAACTGTGGGTAATGGTAATGGAGAAGCCACAATCTACTTCAGCCCAAAAGCTATCTCCATCCACCACTCGGGTGACTCGTGCCCTATACTCATACATAGTGAATCCTCTTTACAAACCCTGTGGTTAGGTACAGAGGATCTAAAGAAAAAAAAGAATCATATCCACCCGCCCGAAGGCGGGTGGGTTAAATCAATCGTCATCGGGCCCATTGTTGTAATAGGCTATGTCTTCGTCTTGAGCTTCGACATCGAGCTCATCTTCGTCTTCCATTTCATCCTCCGCATCAAATAGGAAACACCCCTTACGCAGGGTAAAAATATCCTCATCATCGCTACACATCATGCCCAGCCTGCCCCATTAGAGCTCCCAATAATGCGGGTCAGTGCCTGGTTAAGGTCGCCATAGGGCGGCATATGGTAGTGGGCTTGGTTAGGCTGTAGGGCAGCGTTATTAATCTCTATAGATACAAATACATTGGCCTTGGCCCATACAAAACCAATGGATGTGATAATGCCCCCCATAGTTGCTTGTGGATAAGGGGCATTGGGCCATTGGCTAACATGGCCCATGGGGTTTCTGATCACCAAATCGGGGGGAGTATCGAATACATTTCCCTCTACCGGAACGTTATCGCAAAACCAATTCTTCAGAAGATCGTAGGGTACTGTTATGGTACCCCGATCTTCGACAATCCCGTTTACTAAATCACTGATGTTGCCTACAAAAATAGTCATAGTGTATCTCCAAAAATATAAAAGGTTACTAAGTCTAAATCAAGCATAGATACCCTGGCTCCCAGAAGGAAGCCAGGGCATTCTAATTAGCCTACCAACATACGGCTTATTTCGGCCTGGGCTCCAGAGAGGAGCTCCTCACCGGTCAGGGTACGTTCGACGCCAGAGACCATACTCCACTCGCCGTCTTCGGCGTTCTTATGGATGGAGTGGTTGACCTCCACTCCAGGGCCCATATGGAAGGTACCGGAGATCAGATCCGCATCCGGATTATCTTTCAGGTACGTCTCCGTTGCTGTACCCAGTGCCTTGGCACTGGAGACAATATAGTCCGATTCGTACTGCCGTACGGCAGTCACCGTTTCAGGGGTAACTGCTTCAGGGGCGTTTGACCAAAATGCCCCTTCATCGAGTTCAACACTACCGTCAGTAACGGTAGTCAGTTCTGTCAATGCTGCGGTCAGGTTCTTGATGGTATCGTTAGACATCGTTAATCTCCATTAAATGTCATGTGATGTAAAGAGTATAGTGCACTGTACTCCCCTAAGTAATATAGGGGTGAACTATTATTGAATTACGATAGGCAACCGGCACGGCGCACTTGAGCAAGGGTCAGGTGCTCCAGTAGTAGCAGTACCAACAGATACGGGGCGGCCTTTAACTCTTCCAGGATTTGGCGACTGAGGGTAGGCCCTGGATTGGTGTAGTGGACTACGGAAGCCTCTGCAAATTGCTCTGTGATCGCCTGTAAACCTTTACTACCAACCCTGACAGTCAGTCGCCCATAAAGCAATCTAAGGTCTTGGATAGTCTCGTCGGTTAGTCCCGATAAGAAACGGCCATAGAGTACCTCATCCCCTAGGATCGCGAGGAGGGAGGGTGTACCGGCCGCCAGGGCGTAGAGGTTACGGACATGTGTCTGTAGGGGTGTGGCATTGAGTTTACGAAGTGTGGTCCGGGCTGCAAACGCAGCCTCTAATATCTCCGTCAGTACCTCGGTCACCTGGTTGAGGTCAACGTCGACGTCATTGCGTTTAATCATGGTGGGCTCCCGGTGATTTACGGTGCCGTAAAAGGAAGCGCTGCTGCTGGTGTATTAAAGCAGGGGCACCTGTTACAACAATTGATGCTAAACATCCAAGCTGCAAAATCATGAGCGGCCAATAGTAGCTGAAGTCCTTTGCTAGAAAGGAAAGGGTGGGTAACATCGTGATTGTAAAGAGGCTTACAATCAAATACTCATATAGTCGACCCTTTACCGTATCTTTAATAGGCTCACGCTCCCCAATGGACAATACAAAATACGGGTTGACCACTACCAGTACTGACATTGCAATGACGTAGACGGGATGGGTAATGCCGGGTATAAAGAGCATGGCCATTGATAGGAAAAAGGAATTAACCAATACGTTGGTTAACAATAGTCCCATGTGGGGCTTTATACCAGGATGACTTACATCTTTAGGGGCGTAGATATACGCAAGGCCCCAACCAATAACATTAAAGTAGACAAGCAGCTGCATAGCAGCTGTGGTTTCGATTGCGTTCATATGAACCTCAATAATAACGAAGGGTGGCGTGGTTGTTATAGTCTCTAGGTACTACGATGTTTTGGGGCGATAGAACCAAGGTATCGGCATTGGCCAATCCACCGTATTCGGAGGAGAAGTGATTCACCATGAAGAGTTGCTCACATTGACGGGTATCTAGCATATGCTTAACATACTGCATAAACCGACCTCGGTGGGTGTGGTCAAACGCTGCACCGACCTCATCCAGAAATAAAGGATATTGGTTCAACCCTTTATAAGCCAGTAGAACGACTGTAAAGGCAAAGTTAATTACCTCTTGTTGTCCCTTTGAGGTTAACCCTATATCCGGCACAACTTCGTCCTCGACACGGACAGGAAACTTATAGTCCAGTTTCCCCTTTTCTATGCCACAGGGCAAGACCGACAGATCATACTCCCAGATTGCACCGATCACTCGATTCATTTGGGAGACAAAGTCATTGATGAAGCCTTGCATCTGCTCGGCAATAAAGCCATCCTTAGGTGAAAGTTCGTTCAGTAGTAGACTATAGGCTTCTCGTTTACCCCTGAGTTCCTTTACATCCCCCTCGAGACGACCGATATGGTCCTCTAAATGTTTGGCTTTATTTACCCGTTCCGATATGCCATACAGTTCAGCCTCTAGTGTTTTAAGTTGCTCCTCCACACCCTGGTAACCAATGGCATTGCCATAATCCGCAAAGGCTTCTCCCGCCTCTCCGACTGCGGCTTCAATCTCCGTGTGTAACGCTGTGAGGGTTTCGAATACCGTAATCAGGGATTTAGTGTCATTGAGCTCTACCTGTAAGGTGCGTTGTAATTTGAGGATATCCTCATACCGCGCTTCTAGAGCAGTGGCTTGTCCCTGTACATCCATTCGACCCGCATCCTCAATCGTTTTAAGGGTCCCCTCAATATCGAGCTTACGTTTAATCAGTGTCTGATAATTAGCTTGTACCTCTAGCGTACGACGATCACGGTCCAAGCGATCTACCACGGTACGTAGGTCAGCCTCAATATCCACCAATGACACGTACCCCAGTGTTTGGAGATATTCCATTACTGCAGGCTCTGCATCCAGTACCCGTTTAATACGGTTAACGACCTGCACGTAGTTACGGTAACCGGTCAATATGGATTCCTGCTCAGTAAGCTGCATAGAGAGGGTCTCCGCACGCCTACCCAAGGCTTCTACGGCATCGACCAATACACTGAACCCAGCATCATCTAATGCCCGTGCCGGATACACCTTTGTACTGCAATTTGGACAGGTCAGTGCGCCTGAACGATGGTGCTCTGCGTGTATCAAACGTTCCTGTTCTACCTTAAGCTGCTCATTCGCTTTTAAGTGGTCGGTCGCCAGTGCACGACAGGTATCCTGTTGCGTAAGTAAGGTAGCGCGATCGCATGGCTGATATTGGTCGGGATAGTCGATCGCAATTTCATAGAGTGCCTTAGAGACGTAGTGCATTGGTCGGATAAGCTCTACACTTACGTCTAAGGCTTTGGGTGTTCCCATTTTCTCTAGTGAGGCTTCAATCTCATTAAGCTCACGCCGAAGACGGTCGGTACCCGCATCGGTATTCTCCACCATCGCCTTGTGCTTGTTTAGCTCATCCAGCTGCACCAGTACAGAACGTGCTTCACCCTCTAACTGATGGTACTGTTCGGTAAGTCCGGCCCGTCTTTCCAGTGCAGCGCCATAGCTACGAAGTCCATTCGTGGATACGGATTTAACATCCTTCGCCTGTTGAATATACGCCAACAGCTCATCCCGTACCCTCAATACACGCTCACTGTACCGGGACATATCCACTTTCTCATTTAAAGAATGAGGACGCAGGGCGAAGATCGCTTGCTCTAACACGTTATAGCGCTGCGCGGCCAATTCGCGATCCTCAATCAGTCCGAGCTCCCGATGGAGCGACTCGATTTTGGTCTCTAGATGTTTAATGGCGCCAGTGGTGTCTCTCTGCCCCGTACGCAGGCGATCGTACAGACCTAGGGCATACGTCAGGTCTAGATGAGAAATCGACATGAGGACGTCCTGGCGCTGTGCAGGGCCCATCTGTGTAAAGTGGGTTTCCTGAAGAAGCAGTTTCTGTAGTTCAGCCGTGTAATTCAGTTCCCGTTCCATGTGTTCCTTATAGACAGGAGCCACTGCATCTTCACACAGGGACTGACCGTCACAGATAAAAGTATGCTTCGCACTGCGACCGTGTATTTTGGAGATACCGATATACTGCTTACCCTGGTGCTCGATATGGATCTCTTTATAGCCCTCTTTGGTAAAGTCACCCGGTGAAATTGGCATCGGGTTAAGCTGCCTAAGAAGACTACTTTTACCTGACCCATTCGTACCGAGTATAAGCTGCAAGAGTGAGTCAAGCTGTACATCAATTTCCTTAATCATGGATAGGGCTAAGTTACGGTATCCATGTAAGACCAGCCGTGTAATGCGCATTCCTGCTTCCTATTATGGTAGATATATGGTTTAGTCGACCTGCTCAAGAATATGCCAGCGACCCTGTTTATAGTAGAGAGTAACCCAATTATGCGTAAACGTATCGCCTTCTACAGGAGACTCTTTCTTGGCATACGCCATACAGAGAGCTTCCTCTCGATCCTTCATCATGGACCTCAGACCCGCGGCTGAGCCTTTCGTATCACCTTCAAGCTTCTTACGGATCAAACGGTCCAATACCGGGTTACCCGATTCAGGTATCAAAAGCTCCAAACAAAAATATTCCTGTTTAGTGAGTCCCTGTGAGTGCCCATTGGGGTAAACGGGTCGATTGTCAGTCTGTGTCTCATCGGTACGCCCGACCGGACGACCTTGGGAGATAATAAGTGTATCGTCGTGCATGGTTAGTGTCCTTTACTATAGTTAGATCATTGAAGGGGGCAATATAATTAAATTCGAGCATAGGGTCCCCACTCCCCGAAGGGAGTGGGGGGCGTTGCTAGTGCTAGCGGTTAAAGGTGAATACAGAGACCCACAATGACCGGCAGGACTGAGACAACAGGGATGGCCAAATAGTGTACAACCTTGTGTACAGTTTCTTCAGCCCGGTGTACCTCGTCTTTAGACACAAACGAATTGCGCCGAATCGACAGATACGTGTTGCGACGGGATAATGGTCGTAACCCATAAAGGCGATATGTCAACTCAATGAGCAGGGGGTGGTTATCGTTTACCCATGCCCGCAGTGCAAACCATACGACCAGACTCGCCACGATTGAAATCGCAAGAACCATCGATTCCATGTTGGCCTCCTCGCGTCTGAGTTGCCTAGAACGGCATAGGATAGGCGCGTATTACCACTTAAACCAGTTGCTATCGGCGTTGACGGTCTGTACGGTTTCCCACCCCAATTCCGTCAGGACCCGGCTGATGCCCTCACGACAATCTTCCATACCGACTCCGGCCATATCACGCGCCTTAACCATCTCGGTTCGAGGAATGAGAATGTCTGTATCAATGGATTCCAAGGTCGGGGTCTGGTACTTATTCGCCAAACTGATGCCCGGTTCATTGACGTAGTCCCAGGTCACAATGTTCGTGACATGGAGTTCCCGTCGACCCGGCCCCATGCGCTCATTCGTCAACGAGCGAATCGAGAAGGCGACATTCTCTTCTGGATTGGTCAGGGATTCGTTCAGTACATTCCCGTAGGGACCAGAAGGCTTTACACGGCCAATACAGAGTACCACTGGGCGCCCCTGTTCATCCTTAGATTCTTCCAGTCGTACTGAAGCGATATGATGTGACACCCGATCGGCTTTAATGGTCACGACTCGTTGAATGAAATCAGTAAGGGATTGACCCGGTTGAGGGGCAGGATGTTCAAACTCCCCTCGACATTGTCCGTTGTCCAAACGACGGCGCAGGGTACCGCCTACGTCGAACATCTTTTTAACGCTATCCAGTAGCGGATAATACTTACCCGCACTGTTGTACACATTAAATGCGCCCAGGGTATGTTCGAAGTACCCATGGTCGTCACGCTTTAGCTGTCGCTTCTTATCCCCTGCGATAATCGCACAGCTGTACTTTACACTATCACCCATGAGAGTGACTCCTTTAACTCAGCAACAGTTCTTCCACTTTCTCTAACCGTTCAGTGGGGTTCACCAGGGCACTGGTGAGGCCTTCATTCAGGTAAGAGCCCAATAGCTTTGAGGTGGTCGAGGTGGCACCAAAGGCTACGGAGCGCAGTGGAATCATGTCAGGTTTATAGGTCCCAAGATCTGAGTCCTTTTGAATGATGTTACGGTAATACTTGGTGCGATCGTCCGGATTACGGGCCCGTGCGGCTGCGATCATCTCTAAGATGGCACGGTCGGCGTTCAGGTTCATGTTGGCATGGTGCTGGGCAGTATCAAAGAGCGATCCCAAATCCACATAGTCCAAGTACCAGGGCGTTTTACCCTTTGCAACAATCTCATCGTAGATGTTGAAGACCAAAGGTGCGGTGCGCACTAAGTCTAATGACGGCATTATTGTATCGCCTACATTAAACTTTAAGATCAAGTAATCCTCTTCCTCGATCTTAACCACATTGATTTCACTGGGCACTAAGGTCACAATCGCACAGACGTTTGAAACCGCATAGTACCCGTCCACGACCACCGCAAAGAACCCCACACAGCGAACGGCTGTCTCAATTGACCCTAGCTGACCACTGGCATAGGTACGTGGGATATGGATGGATAGCGCCTGCTTAGCCACAAGGCGCCCCCCTACCTCATCCAGAGCACTATGGACACGCGCAGCATCTCGTTTTAGTTGCGAGACATTCATAGCGACTCCTTTTTTATACGGTGGCCTTCGCCATCTGCTGGACAATCCAGCGTGCAACCAGACGGGTTGCGGCACAGAGTGCAGCCGCCTTAGGGGTAAGCTGATCGTCATCCGCCATCAAACTGCGCATGGTGGTTAGAATCAGGTACGCATCGGAGTTCTCACGGCCCAGTCCACAGCACACCGCCTTCAGTACATACATGTCCAGTTGCATGGTGTGGGTGTACTCACCCTTATCCAGCATTGACATGGTGCGCTCAATCGCAGCACGGCGGGTCTGTTCATCATCCGCAAAGGTCTCACGAATCAATGCGGTGACCTGACTGCGGACCGTACGGTTAATAGCGGCTGTGGCCTTAATGCGACCGGTTGCCATATCGGTGCGACGGCTGCGCATGTAGTACTGCTCAAACTGCTGAGGTGCGTTGTAGAGCGACTGGTTTGCACCGGTAGAGGCGTAGTTATTGCGGTTTACATACGCCCAGCCTAGGAAGGCTTCCGGTGTACCGCCCTGCTCTTCCAACCAACGGCGGTAGGTTACTGCGTTCACCAGGTACCGTGTGGCCTCCGTCGGGTTACGGCCTGCATCGGGTGCCTGTACCAGCAGTACGTTATCGGCGATCATACCGGCAACCGTTGTCAGCTGAAGGTTCAATACGTACCCGAAGTAATTGATTGCGTAGGCAACCTGATTACGCTCATCCGCAGTCAGTGTACCTTCACCGTTTGAACCCGAACGGCCCGACTTCACACCGACCAAGAACAGGTAGGCGAACAGTGCATTGGTGTAGGTAAAGGGACAATCACCATTTACCCGGTTAAAGGACACCATGTCAGTCAGGCATGTGCCATCCATCAGCTCAGCGGGCATACCCTGAGCTTCAATGTGGGCCGCAACCAGATCGTCAAAGGCACCGGAACCGGTCTTGATCGTTGCTTCGGCTTCTTCCAATGTCAGGTCTTTGGTTAGCTTCTCTGCCAAACGGTACGTCAAAGGTACGTCATCATTTACCTTTGTACGGTGGCGGGATACCATGCTTTCCAGAAAGCCTGTTGTAAAGACATCCGGCAACTCAACCATCTCAATGGCTGGGTCCCCTACCTGACCTTCCAGGGCATCACGGGCAGCCGCTTCTGCTTTTTCAATGATCTCTGCCACAGCCGGGTTAATGGTGTTGCGGGCAAAGTTCAGGCTGGCCGATACACGATCGGATACATACTTAGCGGTCTCAACCATGAAGCCTGTGTGTACCTCAACCCCATTGGCATCTGGGGCTTGACTCTGTGCAATCAAACGGCTTTCCAGTGGCTGCAGCTCGGTAACGTCACCATCAGTAGAAACCTCTACGTCAGACTCAGTAATAAAGTGCAGGCGAGCGGCATTGTTCATTTCCGCCAAGGGGGTACCCGGAATCGCTGTCAGCGGACAGCCTCGGTACATCTGACCATCAACCAGAGGACGAACGTGTAATACATCTTTAGTACGCAGCATGATTAGGCTCCTTTTTGCAGAGCTGATTTTTCCAACTCATCCGCCAGCGCTGCGAGCAGGTAAGTATCCACATCCACCTCAGGGACACGCGCAAGCTCATCCCCGATCAGGTTTTCAATTGCACGACTACCCAGGGCCTGCGCATTGGCCAAGGTGAGTCGCGTCTCTTCACGCTGCGCCGTTGAAGGCGCTTGCATGGTATCAATAATCTTCATCGATGTATCTCCTCGATACGTTTTAGAATCCGGATTCTCCAGCGGGAGAAGGAGCAATAGGCCTCAAACGATTCATTCCAGTTATCCCCTACTGCCCCTCTACCTTATTTACGATACACGTCCACTACATGTCGGTTCAGTGCCCGTAACGCTTTGTTCGTGGTCCCTACAATGGTGCAGCTATAGAGTATGCGGTTTGCTACGCTCTGATACCCAAAGATTGCGTCTAACGGCTCACCCGAGGCGGTCTCATTACGTCCCTCCATGACACGACCTACGATGGTTTTCAGCGCGTTATCGAATACCGCTTTATCCCCTACCGCTGCGGTAATGTCATGGTCCATGTAGAACGTAATGGCCAAGGTATTAGGCGTTAGCTTCTGACCCCCGACAAAGGTAGGCTCGTTTACTTCACCGGTTGCAGCCGGTAAGCTCCCTTTATAGCTAACCTCTCGCTTACGCTGACGTGTATCCGCCTTCACAATCTCAGCTAAACTCGGATGCATGTCGTCAGGGTTTCCAAAATACACCACCTCACGACGCGTCACCTTACCAACAAACCCGGCCTTAGGTGTTTGGTTTGCAAGTTTAGACAGTCCTAGCAGTGCATCGTCCCCTTGACTGAGTGTGGCTAACTCAGCCTCCTCGATCACACACAGCGGTACGTCTAGGTCAACCTCTTCTCCGACACCCACAATGTTAGAGACAGCCTGATCGAAACGCACCAATACCGTCTTCATTTTACTGATAGGTGTGGACAGACGTTGTGAAAGTGCAGGGGAAATTGCACACCCATCCTCCAAGGTATCCGCATTCTCCATAAAGGCTACCTTCGCCATTACCCCACCCTTCATCGAGACTCCGTTTGGATTTAACCGGTCCCGTTGGAAGTAATGTGTATTCCACGTAACCGCGTACCCTTCTGCTACACTATCCCCTTCCTGTAAGTCCGTTACAATATCATGAGGTAGGACAGCACCCGCGGCTTTACCGTGTCGGATACCCAAGGGCAGGGTAACCGTCTCGCCGTCCTCATATTGAACCGTTATAGAGTCACGACTCACCTTACTGACCTTACCAGGTTTACTGGCAATATACGCAAAGTTATCCCCACAACGATCAGCAATGACCTGCTCATACCCGGTGCGCACAGGCGTAAGCGTGGCATCTTTCGCCGATACCATAGACGATTGCTGTACTGATCCCAAGTTTCCTTCTGTCCACTACAGTCGCGACTCTGTAGCCGGTGTGCTCAGACACCCGCCCTGGGCTTTCCCCAGGGAGCAGACTATATCTTCGCCCTTACTCTTAAGGACGGACGCCGTTTGGAGCCACCACTGACTTGTGGCCCTACACCGAAGCAACTCGGTTAGTCGTTGAACTCATCCCTTAGCCATAGCCTTAGGGACTTCGCTGCGTCGGTTACCCCACACGTTAACCTTTTTACCGTATCGAAGTGGTTAGCTTCGCCCCCATGGGGTGTAATATACACCGGTCACTGTTTCCAGCATGGGTTGGTAGTTAACGCTCAAAGGGCTTTCCCGCAATTAGACGTCGTACCCAGTACCTTCTGTTACTGGGGCGCACTAAAGTTCTTTAAAGTAATATCCGTAATATTCCACATTTGGATGCTTAAGCCCACGACGTACATCATTGTAACTGATGCCTAGCTCCCTAACACAGTCACCCATACACGCAAAGTATCTCTGCTTCCCAGTATCCACGGCAGTCACCAGAAATGGTCGACCTCGCATCCGCTTAGCCCAATCTACGAAGGGGTCGTCTACAGTGCGCCATGGGTTAGGGTCAGACTTTCGTTTAACCAGAGCGTAGCGGTCACCAAGTTTAAAAACTGGCTGCTTGTCACCTTTGGATAAGTGTGTTGTCATCGTACCAGAAGTCACCTCTAACGCCTCAGCGGCGGCATTCTGACTCGAGTACTCCACTACTTCACCCGTGCATAGCCATTTTACTAGCACTTCATTGCCATGGTATACCGGATGTTCGCCTCTACTCACTGCAAGCTTAACCTCACCGACTTTAGCTTTCCGCCAACTCTCCCTCTCATAAATGCCGAGGTGTGCAGAGACGTCTACCCATCCAACAAATTCACGCTCTCGCCTGAACTGAAGGCCATCTTTAAATAAAAGCTCTAGTGGCGCAGCTAAGCGTTGCTGGATGGTGAAAACAGAAAGACCTGTTGCAGCGGCAGCGTCAACGACTTTATTGAACCGCCCCTCTTCACCTGTTCTTAGGTTTCTCCAGAGTACAGCCGTTGTAGGCTTCTTACCTAAGTCGGCAACCTCAACAAGGGTACCGTTGTGGTTCCAAGGGTTCGTTTTTCTGACACCTCTAGCCATTGTACTGGGGTGAATGCCAATCGCTTTGGACGCTGAGACTCTAGTGGGGTATATCTTTACAGTGCCGTCGGGGAACGTTACCTTTGTTTCCTGGCCATGGGGAGTTAAACCGGTGTCAATGGCATGTTGTCGGTTCTCAGATCCACTACACCATTCTAAATTTGTGTAGTGGTTATTTGACTTCACGCCATCAATGTGGTTAACTTGTGTCTTGGTAGTAGGATCAGGATTGTCCACAAATGCCAGCGCGACTAATTTGTGAACTTTAATCCCCGAAACTGACTCGTATCCACGTGACGTTACTGGGGTTCTAAACTTTCCCCTAGCCACGTCGTAGACCCTGCCATCCGGATAAATGCGGAAATTTGGATATTCTTTTAAGACTTTAAATTCGGTTTCCATTGTCCATGACTCATGTTGTTAATACATACCATACACAGTCATAGTGACAATTTAACCTATCGTACGCGCTTTGGGTCCATTAGGTCCGAACCTGGACCTAGTAAACCAGTTGTAGAGATCAGACTACTGGTACCATCTTTATCAAAATCAAAGCGATCGGTTGTTCCCCTTAGTGAGTTAACCTTCGCATTGGGGGTCATGTAGGTACGGATTGCAACCTTCGCACTGTCTGGTGTTGTTTCAGAGATAGTTCCCATGTCGTTCGGATGGAAGATACGGGTACGCTTCACCATGGTCTTTGCAGATCGACCACCCTGGCCAGTGTAGGTGACACTCTCCTTTTCCTTTAGGTTATGGATCGGGTTAGACTCTTCAACCAACATGGTTGCTGGGTCTTTGAGAATATCGTCCCACACGGCATTCGGACGTAAGGAGACCTGTGCGCTGCCAGGGTGACCGGCAGCGCGCTGTTCCCGTACCGCTTGTACGAGTTGGTTATATACAAAACCTGAGAAACGCTCATACCCACGAATGCGCATTTGAGAACTGTCCATTTCCTCGGTATGTTCATCGGTGGTTAGCAGCTCAGCGGCCCGTAGAATAAGGGGGATGAATTCGGTTGGCTCCCCCATCTCAGTAAGCAACTCTAAGGTAATGGGGTCAATGAACATATCCAACATGAGGTCAAGCTCACGTAGAATGTGACGACCAATCCCCATAGACGCTAGGACCTCGCCGTAGACACCCTTGCGGTTAAAGTCCGACGCAGGTAGGGTACTGGTGATCCCTTTTACCGCCCGTAGACCACTGAGTACCATGGCACCCTGAGCATGACGGGTATCGATAATCAGCGACTCATCTTGGAATCGAATACGTTCTTCGTAGGGCTCCATCGCAGGACGGGTAGTTTTATCAATCCAACGATGGGGGATCTTCAGTGCAGCGATTACCTTATCCAGCCCCATGAGGTAGCCTAAGGCCAAAGCAACAGGTACCGCTTTACCGTAGACATTAATATCCGCAAACTCGATAGGTCCGTCTCCCCATGCAGGATTAACGACAGCGACAAGCGAGCCTATAGACTCTATAGCGGTATCGGTAACGAGATGGAGAATTCCATCCATGGACATGGCGAGCATGGCCTTTCTACGGTTTGTAGGTTGACCACAGGGGGTTAGGTTAGCCTGTACCGCTTTAACCGTAAGGGTCTCCCCATAGACCTCAACCCAATCACCCACCGTAAATCGAAAACGGTAGTCTCCACTGGTAAACTCGGCGACTTCGCGGGCGACGGCTGTAAAGGGGCGTGGAAGGCGTTCTTGTGGAAGGGGCTTAGTGGTATAAACGATGTCGGTTACGGTTGTGTCGTTTACATCCATGGCCGCTTTGGTAATCTTACTGAGCAGCCAGCGACTGTAGTTGTTAACCGCTTTGGGATTACGGGTTACGAAGATTTTACCGAAGTACGAGGCCAGGGATACTTTATCTGGGGCGACCTTTCGAATGGGTAGGTCAAACTTCTGGTGGTCCAGTTTGTACTGTACACCCGCAACCGTATAAATACCCTCTTCATTTACAACTGGCAATTTAAAGGTAAGCTTAGATGGCTTACCGGCGATCGGTACTAAATCTACGGTATAGACCTTATAGTGGTTAAGGGCATCGCTGCGCTCCTCAATCGCATAGTCTTTAACCAGAACGCCGGCGTTCTGAATCGAGACCACGGCAGCTGCGACATCTGCCTCTAATAGCTCTTGGACATAGCGGCGATCAAAGTCCTTTAGCGTAGAACGCAACATGGACTTATCCAGGACAGCGGGGCGTTCAGGTAAGTTCTCTTTACGGGAATCTATTTTAACAGCTTCGGGTTTAGAGGTAATCAGGTTTTCCAATGTACCCTCACCCACTGGATTGGGCAATGACTTGTATCGAACAGCCAGTTCACTTAAACGACGCTGCTCAGCGGCACTGAGCATGCCATTACTACCCAGCCCTTCAACCTGACGGTTAACGTGGTCTTCCCCGATAACCTCAACACTACCTGGATACAGTCCTGAGGTCACCTCTAGAATGGATTCAGCAGGCGACTCATCCGCTTCCAGTACCTCTTCTTCAGACAGTTCCCGCTCGGGTACACTCTCTGCGGTATCCGTAACCGTACGGGTTTCCAATATACGGGCTAATGAAGAAAGCAGGTATTTGCGAACTTCTTTAGGTGACTCCAATCCCCAAGTTAGAAAGTCATTGATGTGTAAGAAAGAGACCTTACCCGATTCAATCCAGGCAACCATAACGTCATGGTTAAGGGCATGTAGTGGATGTTCAGGGTCCTCTACGGCCAACCAGAGTTCACGGATGAAGAGACGACTCAGGTCCATCCATCTTTCGTGTCGGGAGATCGGAATAGGGTTCGGCAACTGATTGAGTTCGGACAGAGTAGGTACCATCTCAGGCAGCGCCAGGGGTACAATGTGTACGGTTTCTTCAGTACCGACTGACAGCTGTGCATAGAGGGTCGAGAGTCGGTTGCTGAGCTTATCCATCTCAACCGTACGGCTGACGGGGTAAAGGTATTGACCCTCAACCAGTGAATAATCAAAGGCGACTGCGGCTTTCATGTAACTTAGACTGCGATCTAAATCCCGACTGCGTGTAATCGGCGCCTGTGCCTGTTTAAAATATTGCCGTTTACTGGCTTCCAGCGGCACTGCCTTCTTACGGGGATTACCCGCTGTGGCTACCAGGTCCTCTACGTGATGTACAAAGACCCGTCCAGTACCTACAATCAATGGATGGGTAGATGGAATCCCCGTCTCAGGCCCATCGATAAAGTGTAGAACACTGTGATAGGGCAGTGCGATGGTATTTGTATCGGCGATGGTGGGCGACATGAGCTGGGTGACTGTACGGGCACATAGGCTCCGTTTAAACTCGATATACCGAACCATAGTAACTCCTTACTTAAATCCAGTGAAGCTACGCAATACGCGTTCAATGGTTTCTATGTTTGATCCGTTCGCTAAAGACCCAGAGGCATCGACGTAGTTCTCAACTGAGTTAAGCTTAGCGTCAATTTCAGCCACCGCATCCTCTGCAAACACAAAATGTGTGGAAACTCTCGTTTCATTCAGTTTGGACGCTACGCCAAACCCGCACCCTTACGTGCCGCCCTAGGCTTTCCCTAGGATACTAGACCATATCTTCACCCTCCGTTGTCTAGAGGGGTCACCTATTTCGATTTAAGGGATATACCCGCCCGCTTGGGCCCTACTCCGCGCTACCGGATGGTCGTTGAACGTTCTTCCTAGCTTGCTTCACAGCAATCCGTAGAAGCTTCGCTGCTGATTGCCCATTCTTTATCGGGTTAGGCTTACGATCACCATACCGAATCCTGTCTATTTTCTCTAGCTTTCGCTCGCACTCACATTTGACCTTTCGGTCTATGTTGTTGCTAGACAGGCTTTAGGGGTTCCCAGCAATTAAGGTGAGATCAGACTGAGCGTTACCGCCCAGCTGGACAATAGTTATAGTTTATATGTTACAGTATAAGGACCAAATTCTACACGACCCAACTCGTTTAGCTCTTTGGTTATCCTAGCCCTAGCCGTGGTATTTAGATAATTACACGCCGCGCGCATAGAGCCTTTAAATACAACCGACTCATCATTACGATTTGAAACCACAACCTGTTTAACAGATGGGCATTTTTCGACATTTAGATCGGTTATTGGGACTAGGCTAAAAATAAAGCCATTTATAGGTTTTGGCTTGGATCTTCTGGTTGCCCGCATTATTGACTTTGTTGGTGCGGCGGTGTCCGCACTAGCGTCCGCGACTGTAGGCCACTTATACGGAACGTTTGACTCCAAATGCACGCCGTACACGGATCCGTCGCCTTGGTCAACCCCATCAATCCAAAATCTATAACCGTCATACACCTTACCCTTGCCCTGGTTTATCCGCCAACGGACAGTCTCGCCACTGTATAGACCTAGGTACTCTGCACACCGGTGCATGCTAGGAAATCTCAATTGCTCTCCAGTGACTACGTTCTCTATGACTATCTGCTTAGCTTGCACCCTTAGACCTTTATCTGTAGCATGTCTACAGTTTTCTGACCTGGTACAGAATTCTAAGTTCGAAAGGTTGTCGTTACCGGGTACGCCGTCTATGTGGTTTACGTCTAACTTGTCCACGTTATCGGGGTAATTAAGAAAGGTATACGCTAGTGCTCGATGGCGTTTAACCCTAGTACTGCCACCGTCACCTGCTAGGACGCAGCACCAATAGCCGCCAGTGGTATTTCGCCATTTATTAGCCAGCTGCATGTCCTGGACCCATTTAATGGGTCGTCCGGTAATACTGTTTAACAGGTCACCGTCCTTATTTATAACGTATCGGGTAACCATAGGTACGTGGTAAAATCCTGGAAACCTTTTAGACTCGATAGGTCCATCTTTAAACCTATATCCTAGGTTACTCGGGTGTAGATTGCCGTTATCACCAATTGTGCTAAAGGGCACAATTGCAGGTATAACGTCATCTACTGGACGTTTAAAAGCCAGAATAACGAGTTTTGCCACAAGTGTCTCTGATGTCCCGTAACCTAAATCAATATCGACAATAGAGTTACCCGAGCCATCTAGTCGTTTATCTAGCTTAGTCCCGTTCGCATCTAGAACCAAACCTTCTTTATTCACATATACACGGTTATTGTTGGGCCCGCGTACTTCTACAAAACCTTCTATGTCCTTATACTTGTAAAACATATTACACCATATTGTAGTTTACTTATACAATATGATGGTTATAACTTTTTATCGCCATCGTAGTCAGCCCCAAGGCCGACTAACGCAAATGGACTTACGATCGTAGTTGAGATAAACTCGCTTTTACCGACAGTGTTTGGAAACTCAGGGTACACCTGTCCTTCTGATTCCAACTCCCAACTTTCATTATAAGTGTGTAGAATGTGTGAGGTTACGGTAGAGCGCAAGTACACCGTAGAGGGATACGTAGAACCCTGACCTGTAACTGGGTATCGGGTAATGTAGCAGCGCACGCGATGTACGTACTGCTGGGCCTCAATGTAGAAATACTCCGCCCAGGTTAGAGGACGTACTGTAGAGGCATCCTTATCCTCGGGTAACTCAGCGATTGAGTCCAATAGCTTGAAGCCTTTCTCATCCTGATAGACGAGTTTAAGGTAATGGTCGCTTACCATAATGGGTCGATGACGGCGTTCGACCTCACTGAAGGCTTTAATTAGCTTAGCTCGACCGGCCTCTGTAGCCCAACTCACACGCTCCGACTCATCTAACTTCACCCGGTGAGAGGTAAGGGTTTTAGGGTCAATGAGGTAGGGCTCATAATCGGCCTCTGCAATCAGGTTCCGTGCAATGCCATTAGGCATTTGAAAGCCGGTCATAACCGGTTCGGTGCCTTTAATGAACTGATAGATTCCCACCTGTGTCGTCGTCAGGTCAAAGCTACGCGGTCCGTCCAAATCTGAACCCGCTGGATCCATAGCCGAAATTACGTTGGCTGTAGCAAAGGCAACTCGACGAGATCCCCATTTAGACTGTAGGAAGCCCTGTTTACCACCTAACATCCCCATGATAATCGTCCAAATCTGCTGAACGGAGGATTGGATAGACCAGCGCGTCGCATTGAGCACGGGGTCGTTCTTAAAGGCGAGGGCTTCTGAAATTCCGTTGGTAGCGGCAATCACCTTACGGTAGAGTTTATTGATCTCCTGCTCAACCGGACGATCTTGCTCATCAATGTCCAGATCCCGAAGGCCTGCAGGCATGACGATTAAAAAGTTAAGGACAGACCTGTCTCTGTACTTATTAATGAGGTCAATGACGATATCACGACGATAGGACTTCGTGCGGGGAATCTCGATCTCTTTAAAGTGCTTCATGAAGAAGGCATAGCCAGTTTCACCTTCGAGTACGTCTGACCGTACGAAGTCTTTTAGCTCAGCGTCCCAGATCGCATAGGCACGGCCTTGCATAATGTCTTTATACAGGCTCTTTAACCGGGTGATGTCTTCAAAGACCTTAGGGTGGAGAACTTGAGTCCGTAAGTTAATATACCCATGGCGGGTCATACGGCTATCACTACCGACAGGGCCAAAGATTAGATCAGAGTAGAGTCCTGTAGGATGGAACTCTCGACCCTGCACAAACATCTCTAATGACTTAACGGGTAAGAGACCCGCAATGCGTTGGAGACGATTTTCTAGCAGGGCAATGTTGAAAGGTTTACTTCTATTGGACATACGGAGGTCCCTATGTGAGGTGAATCAAATCATTCCCTAAGTCAATAAACCACTATAGTGGACAGCGGTTGAATCATCTGACAAGTGGTCAGTGACCTAAAAGGAGGTACTCTATGGCCAAGTATGACGATGATGTTGATTTTGACATCGATGCCTTGGACGATCTCGATGTACCTGACATCGACATAATGCCAGACGACAGTGCGGCAGCAGATAACCGCACGCCCGCCACGCGTGTGGCGGACGGGGCACTCAAATCAGTATTACGTACCAGTACAGCCCGTACCGCAGCCCGTGCAATTAAAGAGAATGCACTGCCGGAAGGCTATAGCATGGCCATTGATGCCGCGGATGACGCGCTGTCCTTAGGCCAGGATCTATATGATGCGGCAGCCAAAGAACTTGAGCCTGCGGTCAAAGCGGCTCAGAAAATGCTCCGTAAAAGCCAGGAAAAGGCGGATAAATATCTACCTAAATGGCTGGCGGATACGGTTAAGAAGCTGGGTGGTGAGGCCGAAGAGGCGAGGCAGTACGTAGACCCCAATGAGTCTGCGATAGCCGGTAGCCTGGGCTCTATCTTTGATAAGTACCGTGAAGCGACTGCCCAGACAGCCGCAACAGAGGCTAACCTGACACTGGAAGATAAGCAGCGTTCTGTTGACCGTAAAATTGCGATTGAGCAGGGCGACCGTCAGTACAATCAGCTTACCTCTATCAGTGAAGGTATCAGTAAACTGGTAGGGTATCAAGAATCGGTACTCTTTGACTACCAACGTAAGAGTCTGGAACTGCAGCACCGTCAGTATTTCGCAGCCCGTGACCTGTTAACGGTTACAAAAGCGATGGCGGATCAGAACTTACACGAACTCAAAGCGGTGGTTAAGAACACCGGTCTACCCGAGGCGGTTAAGTTACGGCTCTCCGAGCAATACGGTCAGGTTGCGACCAATCAGCTCATTGGTCGGGTGCAAGGCAGTGTGCATGACTTTGTTGCGAACTACACCTCTGAGTTTCGAGAACGTGCCTTCAAGAAGATTACAGGCGCAGCCCGTGATCTTAAAGATGGTGTCCTCATGGGTGCCGACATGTACGAACAGATGTCGGAGATGGGTGAGACCATGGATGAGGCAGGTATTGACCGTGCCCGGATGGCTGGCGAGCAGTTAGGTGCCATGGGTACGTCCGCAGCCTTTAAATATGGTGCTAGGTTAGCGGGTGACCGTCTCGTTACACGCAATAAGTACCAGGAGCGTAGTCGTCTAATAAAACTACTGGATCCCGATAACCGACTCTCTTCTCGTGCGGCTAAAGCACTAGAGGCCCGCATTCAGCAATATGAGGCTTCCGGTGAGCCTTTGGATCTACAGGCTTTGACGGATAAAGAGAGTTATGAGGATAAGCGGGTCGGTGAAGAGATTGCGGAAACGATCAGCACCAGTTCAGGTCTCTTCGGTGGACGCAAACGTAAAATCAATGCGCAGTTTAAACGCGTACTGAATGCCAGTGAAACGGTAGAGCGTGGTCGCTTCCTACGGGGCGCTGACACCATGCAGTACTTGATAGAGAATGCCCCTAAGGTGGCAAACGACTGGGCCCGTTCGGGGCGCAGTGTATTCGATAACGTGGAGGTAGAGAATGAAACCCTACAGCGATTACTGGAATCTGGCGGCGTACAAGCCGTGGAAGACTTCATACGAGAACTGGCGCCTACGTTCAAGGAGTCCTTCAGCGTTAATTCAAACCTGCATGCTGATGCAGCTAATGCCGTTGGCTTTGATCTGCTTACCCGTCGTTCAATCATTGAGATTATACCAGGCTATCTCTCCCGTATCCTCCAACAAGTAACAACAGTTGCCACAGGGGAATCAGCGGAGCGGATTACCTACTCAACTGAACGGGAACAGTTTGTCAGTCAATCGACTCAGGATAACATTGTTGCCAGCCGACTATTTGATCAGCGCAATGTAGATAACCGGTTAAATGATGCAGATGCTGTTACGAAGTTGTTAGGGGGTGAAAACCTTGACGATGACGTTAAGGCCGCGCTGAATAGAAGAATCCTCCAGTTAAGGGATGATGGTAGTACACTCTCACTGAACAATTTGCGTAAAACTTCAGTGGCCGGTGAGGATGAAGGACTAACCGCAGCATTGGAAACGTTCTTAGACTCGGAGGATATTAACTTCGACTCTGAGAATAAGATCAAGCTCTCCAGACTTTATGACCGTATTACCGCGATGACACGGGACGTTAACCAAGGACTGGCGGATACAAACAAGGTTGCGGATAAGGAGACGCTGTACCGCTTGGGTATAGTAGATCCCAAAACCGGTAAGGTTAATGCGGAGAAGGTTAGAGCCTACATCGACGGAAGACTTAGACCAGGGGAAGGGGGAGAGGGGCCTGCACCGTCAGCCGACCCCAGTCCATTACCTGCACCAGGTCCAGATACAGCGCCTATAGTGGGTGACACGCTCACGCACGAGTATTTGGATCTTATCCTAGACGCTATTACTAGCGGTAATAGTGGCACGCTAACGGCGATAGAGGGCATTCAGTTTGATGCAGCCGACATCGGTACCCACGAGCGGTTAGATACAATAGCCAGTACACTCTCAGAGGGCTTTGAGGGTACCTATGGTAGGTTAGACGCTATTACTAATAAGGCGGGCGAGACCGGTACCTTTAGTAACACGGTTAACTACAACACCACTAGTACAGTGAATTGGGATGACTTCACGCCACAGCGTAAATTGTTGGTGGAAGAATTGTTCAGTCAGTTCACCACGCTGACCTCAACCTATGACGGTATACCTATCGCTGTAGATTTGCGCTCTGAGGCACCCCAGGGTACATTGGACGCCTCACCTACTCATGAGCGTTTAGACGCCATCTTAGACGCCATCAATGGCAATTTTGAAACCAACCATGTACTCTTACAGGCCGTTGCTGAAAATGCAGGTCGTGGGGGTGAGGGTGGCGACACTGTATCGGTGGAAGAGATGGGGTCTGGGTTACTGGGCAAACTGCGCTCTGGTGCAGGTAGCTTAGTAGGGATGCTGGGTAGCTACTACAGTTGGTTAGGTCGTACGTCTTTGAAGACCGTCCAGACGGCTAAAGATGTTGCTTTGGACGTGGGGAATCGGGTACTGAAGCGTACAGGTGCAACCGGTGTACGGGATATCTACGTTAAAGGGAAGCCGGGCGTTGTTATCTCCGCAAAAGGACTGCGTAACGGCTGGTACTTCGATGCTGAAACCAAAGCCCCCATCGCTACTATGGAGGACATTCAGGGCCCCGTGGTAGATCTGGATGGCAATTTTGTACTCACCCAGGAAGACTATGACTTAGGGATTGAGGACCGCTTCGGCAATACCTTAATAGAAGCCGGTAAGGGATTGATGCGGGGACTGGGTAGCATTTACGGCGCACAGTTTGCACTTATGGGCGCTGTACTAAAGGCACCCATGGCTGTAGTGCAGAAGGTGAAGGATCGCTTCGACGGGGTTAAAGATGTCTATGTAAAGGGTGAAGGCACACCGCGTATGCGTGCACTGCTCATGCGCAATGGCGGCTACATCTCCAGTCGGAGTCAGAAAGTCATCACACACCAAGGGCAAATTGACGGCGAAGTCTTAGACTCTAAGGGGAACATCGTTATTTCCTTGGACGATATTGAGACGGGACTCGTTGACCGGTGGGGCATTAGCATTGAGGCTAAGGGACTCAGTGGGTTACTGGGTGGCCTGGCGGGGCGTGGCCTTGAACTAGGCGGTAAATTGCTAGGGAAAGGCGCTAAGCTGTACGGTCAATACCTGAAGGGTGTCGGCAAAGCTACCGCCGGTATAGCGGGTGGTATCTGGGGTGTTGCTAAGGAAGGCGGTCGACGCCTAGCCGGTGGCGGTGGCATGTCGCGTGAAGAGATGATGGCGATGTTTCGGGAGATGCAAGGGGGCGGTGCCCCTGAGCTGGACCCCAGTGAACGTGAAACCTTGTCACTCTGGCAGAAGCTGAAGGATCAGAACCTTACCCCTGATATGTTAAAGTCCATGGATTTGGATGAACTTAAAGCCCGCATACCCGATCTAAACATGGATGCGTTAAACGTAGGATCCATGGAAGAGCTCACGGCTAAACTCTCTGAGGTAGGGGAGTCTGTCCGACAGGCACTGACCGGTAACCAGATGGACATTGGTAGTCGTAAACTACTGCCGGTGTTGATTGAACAGTTAAACGTTCAACAGGGTATCTACCGCCATCTGACGGGCGAGAGTTGGTCTAGTTCCGGTACTGACATTATCCGAGACAGCTATGACGACATTCTCGCTAACGATGATAATGTTAGTGGTTTGAAGGATACAGTTGCTAAAGTCACCGATAACTTCGCCCGTGAAGTCGGTAAGGAAGACGACGAAGAAGGTCACCGTGCAGGGAGCTGGCGAGATCAGCGATCTCAGTTAACCCCTGAAGAAGTCAAGGTTAAGGAAGAGGAAAAGAAAGAAGAGAAGGAAGAAAAGAACTCTTGGCTTATGGACATCATTGGTTCGCTCGGTGGACTGTTCATGAGCGGCATTGGTGCGCTGGGTGATAAACTCATGATAGCGATGGGCATTAAGTCCGCCGCCAGTACAGCCGGTGACGTACTGGACGGTGTAGATGCCTTAGGTAACGCCAGAGGTACGCCTCCGGGGGGTAGGAAACCAGGTTTACTTGGTAAGTCTTGGAACCTACTAAAACGAGGGGCTAAGGGTGCAGGTGGGCTGCTTAAACGCGGTGCACTTGCGGCTGCGCCATTACTAGCGTCGTCTAAGGTGGGTGCTGCCGTACTCGCAGGTGGAGCTAAGCTTGCATCTGGTGCCGCTGCGATTGGCGGTGCCATTGCGGCAGCGCCTGTAGGATTGATTATTGGAGGTGCAGTCGCGGTAGGCGCTGCAGCCTATGGTGGGTATAAACTCTGGAGCCATTTCAGGGACAATGCCTCACTAGAACCATTGGAAGCCTTGCGCTTCATGCAGTACGGCATTGACACAACTGATCAAGAGTTCATCGCACATGTCCGTCGTATTGAGCGTGAGTTCATTGACGACATCAGCTGGGAAGGGATGCGGGCTACCTTTAAAGGTGACCAAGTTGAATATTTCCATGAGTTCGGTGAAGACATGGGGATGGACCTCAACAACATGAATGATGCTACGGAGTGGCAGACTTGGTTTGTGAAACGCTTTGGTCCTATACTCTTAACACACCTGACCGTCTTGAAAAAGATTGATGAGGATGTGGATGTCACGGATGTAGACGATGAGTTGGACCCTAAGTACCATGCGGACTATATTAAGCGTGTTCAGATTACCGCTGACGATGTCGCCAATGGCTTCAATCCGTACGAGTGGGTAGCCTCACCCTTTAAAGGCCATGAAGTACGCAACATGGTTGAGGAGATCTCAGAGTACACCGAGGTGCTACTGAAGGCGGCTGAAGCGGGTAACGTGGAAGACGTGGAGGTTGACTCTAAAGGTACCTTCAGTACCTTAGTTGAAGGAGCTAAGAAAGTCTACGGTGCCGTTGCTAAGGTAGTACCTGGTGTTGCGTTGATGGGTAGGGTCGCCAGCGGTGTCCATAGTGCGGTCAGTACGGTTGCTGATACGGTACGTGAGAAAGGCGTACTCGGTGCCGCTAAGGCAGGTATTACTGCGGTGGCGGGATCCATACCGTTCATTGGGGGTTTCTTTAAAAAGGATGAAGAAGAGGAAACTCAAACTAGCGGTAAACTGGCACCAAATGCTAAGTGGACATTGTTGCGGATGATGATGTACGGTCTGGGTAAGGATGCCAACCCGGAGGCGATTAAAGCCGTTATGGCGTTGGAGCGTAAGTTAGGGAAAGACACTGCGTCTATACGCAGCAGTGGCGAGTTGAAGGTTGATCGGTTTAAGCTCTATAAGGAAGTCGCAGCGAGCTTTAACCGTGACCCGAAGGACCGGAATAGTCAGCTAGTATGGATACAGTGGTTAACCGATCGATTTGCCCCCGCCTTCACCCGTTATATCCATTCTCTACATGCCGCCACAGGTGATGATCGTCTACTGGACTCGGATGCACGTCTGGATGAGATGGACGGTGAAACCCGTGCGCTCTTCTTGAAGCGCGTGAAGATGGAACAGATACCACCAGGGCTCCATACCCATCCCTATGAGGTCATGAATAGTCCCTATGGGGGCGAGAAATCCATCGCTAGCAAAGAAGACATCTACGCGTACATTGAGTTACTCGCCAAAGCTGAAGAGGTGGAAACCCCTGAGGTGGCTGGTGCCAGTGGTGAGATGAAGCGTGGTCTTCTGGCCAGTATCTGGGGCAAGGTAGCGGAAAAGGCTGAGGGAATAAAGGCAGGCGTCAGTGCCGCGATTGAGACTGTCCGTGAGAAGGGGGTTGTGGGTGCACTGGGAGATGCACTAACCAAAGCAGCGCCTGCAATCGCGAAGGCGATACCGGGTGCCGGTGCGGTTATGTACTTAGGTGGCAAAGCAGTAGAAGCCTTGCGTAAGGATACGGAGGTGGAGCCTATTGAGGGACTGAGGCTCTTGCAGTACGGTGTAAACCTCAAGGACCGTACCTTTGTAAAACGGGTGCGTGAGTTGGAGTTACTTGCACTGGATGCGGTCACCTGGGTAGGCAAGCGTGCAGAGATAACGGAAGATCCCGAGTATTTCTTTAAGCAGATGGCCGAGTCGATGGGACTGTCCTTTACCAATGAGGCGAATGCCAAAGCCTGGACCACGTGGTTTGCTAAACGCTTTACTCCGGTACTCCTTACACACCTCCAAACCCTTAAACTGCTGGATGAGATTCTGGAGCTTGAGGAGATCGATAAGCGCATGTCCGTAGAGATGAAAATTGAATATGTAAACCGTGTTCAATTCACTGCGAATGACATTGCGTCTGGGAAGGACCCCTATGCGATCACGGATAGCCCCATGTACGGTGTAGTCGTAGAGTCGCTCAGGGAAGTGATTGCCGTGTATACGAAACGTCTGCTGGATACATTAGCGACGGGTCGGATCAACAACAATCAGTCCTTCATGCCACCTGAGGTGAAGGCGAACGATAAAGCTACAGAGGCCATTTCGCAGGCGAAGGAAACGCAACAGGCTATTAGCAAACAGCGCAGTGAGGAGGCTAAGTCCAAGGCGGGTAACAACAGTCCAGTGGAAACCGCCAATGGCATGGGCCGCTCAGAGATGGGTAGTGCCTCTAATGGCGATGCACCGGATGCGGATGGCAATATGCCTGCAGGTGTACCGGATGCACCCAGTAACATGAAACCATCTGGAGATGGCAGCATGCTCATGCCTGCACAGGGACGTATTAGCTCTGCGTACGGTCGCCGCATGCATCCAACTCGAAAGGAGATGCACGGTCATGGGGGGATCGACATTGCTGCACCTACTGGTACGCCGGTGTACGCGGCAATGGATGGCACTATCTCTCGTCAGTACCGCAGCAGTAGTTACGGCAACGTTATCTACATTAACCACCCTGATGGTCGCGCTACGCGCTACGCTCACTTGAGTCGGTTTGCGGCAGGGACAGGGGCTGGCGCTGTTGTGAAGCAGGGCCAGATAATTGGGTATGTAGGGTCAACGGGTGTCTCTACCGGTCCTCACTTGCACTTTGAGGTGAGAGAAGGCCATGCACAGCGCTCACCCACGGCGGATCCAATGAAGTTTATTGGTCCGGCACGGGAAATGCTGGCTCAGCAAGAGAAGGAGGTCAAGGAAGCTGAGAAGGGTGATGATATTGGGGATCAAGACTTCTCCTTGGAGGGCGTTGATACCATCGCATCGACTACCCTGAAGAAGCCTGTATTGGCGGACGCAGGTATCTCCGACGATGACCCCAGTGTTAATGCAACGGCTAACAACGACCCTGTAGCGAGCGCATTGCCTGTTAGTCCTAAGGTAGGGCCCAGTGGAGTAGACGGTACCCTAACGGCTCAGACAGGCGGTACGGCTAACCTGCCGGATGTAGGGGCAGGCGCTGCCGGTGTGGACGTGGAGCGTTTAGTTGGCGAGCAAACGAAGCATGCCTCTGAAGCACAACGTCTACGTGAACGTCAGGTCATGACCCAAGAAGAAACCAATGCGAAGATGGACCGACTCATTGCCGCTATTGAAAACCAGCAACCTCCTCAGGTGAACGTATCTGCAGGAGAACCCAGTCAGCCTAAAGGCACTAAACCTAATACGCCTGTTGGACGGCGTAAAGGGGATTCCCAAGGATCGGGATATAACGGTGTCGTTGGATTTGACTATTCATAAGTAAGGGGGCCTAGCCCCCTTCTTTCTTTTGACATACTGTAGGAGTCTAGCTATGGCTACCCCCATCCCAGAGAGTGGAATACGGTCAGATGCCGACTGGATTCGACAAGCTTTCTTTGTACCCGGGTTAACCACCAAGAATGGCATTGGCGGTGCAAAGATACGGGATAGCGAATCTCGAGGGCAGCGGTTTTCATCTGCTGAACTCAAATACACAGATACCACACCGGGTGGTAACTTTGCGATTAACCCCCGTCCACAATTTACCCGCTATTGTGACCCTAAGGTACCGGGAATCAATCCAGATAGCCGGGGTATGGGTGAATATTACTCTGAGGCTATTGATGACAATGCACAAATCATCCATATGCAGTTTGGGGTACCCGAATATAACTCCCTCACCAACTTCTTTGGTCGATTTTACGATACGGCGGTAGGTCGCTTAGCCAATACCGGGGATGCCTCTGACTTTACATTCTTTGCAGGACAAGTGGTGGGGTATGTACTAACGGCCCCCTTCCAGGTCGTCAACAGCGTCATTAACTTTGTAAAACGTATCTGGAACTTTGTAAACGCGACACCCTATAGTCGGTTTTACTACATGAAGCCTGTGATGCCGATGTACTGGTCTACTGTCAGCCATCTGTTAAACCGTATTGGTGTGAATATGGGGATTATAAATGGCCCCACACCTGATGACGTTACTCTGGATAGTGAGGGTAGCGCTACCAAGATTACGTATAACAATGGGTTAAGTGCCTCTGAGTTTGAAGTACTGAACCGGTTGTTACCCGACGTCATGACCTCCGATGGCGGTATAGACGTCTTTGCAATTTCGACTCGCGCCCAGCGCCTTGCGAATGCGCATTATAAAACCTTAAATACCTTGGAAAAGAGTTTTCGAGGTCAACCTAAAGAGCTCTTCGATAACGCCGTGTTAAGTTATGTTGAGGGGAACTTTGACCCTAATCCCCCCAGTAAACATCGTAGCTTACCGGAGTATCTGAATACCTTCTATAAAGGGGGTACCATTGGTCAAGGGGTCGGGGCGGATGACCCTCAGGCAGCTGTAGATGCACATGCGACCGAAGGCAGCGCCGCAGATAGTGTACCCGACAAGCAAAATGGGAAGTCTATGTCCGATGGCGGTGTTGAGGTTGCCCGTGCATGGAACGACCCGTCCATGAAGGACTACTTCGATGGGGAGCTAGCCGATGGGGCTGCCTTTGTAAGTTTTGCGGTGGACCATGAAGGTTCAGTGTCGGAGTCATTTTCGAATAGCTTTAAATCCTCCGATATTGCGGATAAGCTTAACTCGATTAGCTCCTCTGGTCGATCTGCCTACTTCAACATGGCCGGTGGTAACATAGGGGACAATACCATTGTCAATGGCATTGAAAGTATGTTAGGGGGGATAAAGTCGTTCGTACAAGGGGCTTTAAATTCAGTCGGTCTTGGGGGACTCTCTGCCCTAGGGGGGGCGGCGTACGTCGATATCCCTGAGTTTTGGGACAGCGCCAGTGCGGATCTGCCCAAATCCAACTACACCATTAAACTGTCCTCGCCCTATGGGAACAAGCTTTCGATTCTACTGAACATTTATCTGCCGCTGTGTATGCTACTGGCAGGTGCGTTGCCGCGTACTACCGGTAAGAACTCTTACACCAGTCCGTTCCTGTGTAGCTTGTACGCACCGGGTCGTAACGTCATTAAACTGGGTATGATAGACAGTCTTTCCATTACCCGTGGTGATGATAGCATGGGGTGGTCAGCCGATGGGTTACCGACGTCGGTTGAAGTGAGTTTCTCAGTAGTGAACCTGTCTAAGATTCTACATGTACCGGTGTCAGAATTGGCAGGGCCTACGGACGCACTGAAGCTATCCATGATCGATGAGGATACGCCCTTCACGGACTACATGGCGGTGCTAGGTGGACTCTCACTCTATGACCAGTATTACATTGAACCCCGTTTGAAGTTAGCGTGGCGAAACCAAATAGCCGACTTTGAGCGTTGGTTCTCCATGTCACACTTTGCCTCGCACTTTGCTGGTACAGAGACTATGGCGAACCGCGTCATAGGTCCTTTATATCGTGCTGGCGATCGATAAAGAAAAAAAGGACACAGCCACCGGGGGTAATCCCCGGTGGCTAGTCTTCTATTTCACCTTTATACGTAAACGCAATGCCTTCCGCACTACACGCTTTCTCGATCATCTCCTTTAACAGTAATCGATGACAGAACGCACCTGCTTTACAGTAGCAGGCGATAGCTACCTTAGGTTGACGCAATAGCTTGTCCCATTGTGTAGCGTTGACCCGATAACTCGTACGCATGAGTCGGTAATACTCGGTGCGGTACTCTTCGGCTGAGATCCGCCCGGCCTTATAATCGCCGAGTAACTTAGGGGTAGGGGCAAAACAACGGTTGCCGCTGCGCAGAGTAATGTCCAATAAAGGAATATCTTTCGCTTTAACTAACCGCCATTTTGCCAACTGTACTGTATAAAGCTCCATTATACCGCCAGAGATGGATATTGGGATTGGATGAGATACCCTAAGGACTTAGGATCGGTATTTAGCCCCTTCGCCATAATAGCGGTTGACTTAAGTGGGTCAAAGGAAGTAAAGACCCTGATCGCATCGTCAGAGGCATATCGAAAGAGGGTATAGTCGATAATCAACTCCCCATCTCGATCATAGGTTAAGCACCCTTCATCAATTAGATTAAGGTTATCGTAAAAGGCTTCTGCCATGCCACTATGGGCCGACTTAGGCTCAGCACGATCTAATCGATAGCTATTAAGTAAGCGGCGAACTGTGTCCCGACGCAAAGACGGTGTAGCACGGGAACCCATTGCTTCAATGATTGCCGCGACCTGCGCATGGTTACCTGAGTTGGCCGCCGCTAAGGCGACCTGGGTCTGAATAAAGAGTTGCTCTTCAGGGGTTAACTCCGCTGCTTCAATCTCAGCAACAATTTCCTCAGGCGTTAGGTAGGGGGTCTTAAGGATCGTTTCACTGTTCAGTGTTGCGAGAGTGCGCACCTTTGTCGGCAGAGGGTGGCGAGTCCCTAAGTCACTCAGCGTCTCCAGTACCTCTAGACGACTATCTCCCCGGGTAATACCGGCATCTAAATACAGGTCGTCACCGTTTAATTGTCCGCGATCCATGGCCCCTAAAATCTGATTAACCGACTCGACGTGTACCGGTAACGTCTTGTTATTCAGTGACCGGTAATCGTCCGGTGACATGGTAGTCTGGATGAAAGTCAATAGGGCATTGATCTCATTAACACCCAAGCCCCGGAAGCGGTTAAAGAACTCAATGACATCTACCGCCAATGGGAATAGACTCTTGAGGAAGCTGCGGAGCTGTCCCACCGACAGGCCCAAGGAGAGTAGCTTCTCGAGCAAGAGTTCAAACCCACCCTGAGAGAGGGCAGCTTTCAATGCCTGTAAGTTTTGACTCAGTGCCCTTTCAGCTTCTTCTGGGGACTGACCCTCTGCAGCAGCTTCCTGTGCAGCAGCGGCAGCAGCAGCGGCCCCTTCAAACGCACTTAAGATTTCCCCCTCACCGTATACGTCAACAACCCGCAAACTGTCGTCTGGACCTGTTTTAAAGACCGACTCTTTAGGTGCTACCGGCATGGTTAAACCCTCATCCAGTTAAAAAAAAAAAGAGGACCTGACTGATCCTCTTGATTTGCTATATTATCGCCTAGCCTTAGGTGGCATTGGGCGATAGCTTAACCAACGTCATTGGGAAGTCCTTAAGTACCTCCAACAACGTATCCCGTATCCGTGCCCAACGTCCACCTGCATGACCGGTCCCGATTAAAGGGAAGACGAAACGAACGTTCATTCCCTTATAATACTCAGCCAATCGATGACAGACTGTGGTAAATGCCTCGTAATCGAAGTGCTGCTCATAGGCCGGACCATACCGATACTGGCAATAGAGATTATGTACAGATATGATGTAGTAGTCATCAATCTCCACACTGGCCATTGACCAGTGGCCAAGTTTCTCACGATCTCCTCGCCCGGTCATCTGATCGGCAATTTCCACTTCAGGCCACGCCATGGCTATGGCTTTCGCTGCGCCTGCCCCCATGCGGCACTGACAGTTTGCATTGTGTATAACGACAATGTGTTCAGTCCAGTTCTGTGGGTTTGTTTCAACAACGTCGACAAGGTTGCCGTACAACACATCCATAATGTCTCCTTAGTGTACCTTAGGGTCGGCTTCAGGTGCGTAACTGCAGAATAGACACGGCATGCTCCAGCCAATGAACCCATGTTGATCCACATCGCTTGTATAGTAGAGTTCCCCACCTACACTGGGGAGGGCCAGAATGCGATTCAACGGCATATCCAGTGTACGACCCTGTGCCTCTATGTGTACGCTGTGCATTTCCTCATCCACAATAACGTTCAATATGGGATCTCGAATGACCCGACTGCCCTCTGACAATTTAGGGGCGAGCCGGGTATACAGGGTGTAAAATCCATCATCCATATCACTGCCTCACCATCAGTCTCTGCCACCGCGTATCGATCATGCCATCCTTGTCCTGAACCAGCGTATTGCTAAACGACATTCCATTGAAGTAATCCGCCGGAACTGTCATAGGCTCCCATCCAGTATACCGCATGCCAACACATTGGAAGCGAGGATCCTCGAACCCCTCTACAATGTAGAGTGTGTCAGGAATAGCGGTTTCACCCGGTTTAAGGGTAGGGGTATTCCCTTCACGCAAGGAGGCAATCAGTGGATCTTCAACGGCACCGGTCTCGCGGTTAATCACATCGATCGCTACGATGCGGGTTTCATCTGATTCCCGCGTGGGAATAAGGTGTACCTCAAAGCGTATGGCCTTAAAGCGGCGGCCTGCCGTCAGAATTTGAAGTCCCTGATAAAAGTTAGACCATGTCAAGCTGTCACGGGACAGTGCCTTAACCAGGTTCCCTTTAAGGGAGATGATATCTGACTTTGCATCCGGTCCCCGAGTCTTGAGTTGTTCCTCATACCAGTCCTTGACACAGCGGTCCCAATCTTCAGCACCGATTGGCTTTATCCCATGGGGTCCAGAGCCCGCCACCATTAGGGTCTTGGCCCAGAGTTTTGCCAGAATGTCATTCGCCCTGGCAAAAGCGGCTCTAAGGTCATTGAGCTTAGGGCGCATAGGGGATGAGCGCGTTTTCTTCATAAAGGTCTCCACTGACTAAAGTGACAATAGCAAGTCCACCAGTGAACGGGTACCACTTTCTAAGGGCGATAGCTTACGTTCTACATAGTGAGGCTGTATGTCCACTAAAGTCTTCAGCTCTAAAAGAAGGGCCTCCAACGAAGCCGTATATTTACTAAAAAAGTCGTCCACTGACATACCCCGGCGGTGAGTAGACTCCACCAGCCACTGGTGTGCCGAGGCAACCCCTACTTTAGGGGCGATGCCAGTTTGAACATAATTAAGTACACCGTCCTCTTCGAGTGACCTGCGCATAGACGCTACTAGATCCAACATTACCGTGACATCGGCTATGGTAGATTCAACCTGTAGGGTTCTTAATATTGCACGGTCTGAGGCACGGTGGCGTAAGCTATATAAAAGTGTAACGTAGGTTGCCAGCCTGTCGTAGTGTGTGGCGTTACGATCCTCCAATTTAAATAAGGTAAATTCCATGCACAGGCGTCGTAACCCATGCAGTAACTGTTTGACCATTCTGCCTCCTATGGCGCCTATAAGGGTCACAGTACACTCAATACATCAAGGTAATATAGGTTTTGCATTCACACGATTGGACTGCACGGTATGATTGTATGACTTTCACCTGCCTTTATTAGGGGTATACCATGAGCAGTCCATTAGACACCACCCCTGCATCAGTGTTAAGGCTTGTGCAGGAAAGACGTTTAGCGTTAATCAACGGCAAAGCAGAAGAGATTGATAAAAACCAGGTACAGGTTTTACGGGACTTGGCTAAAACCAGTATCGATGAGCTGCGGGTTAATGTCGAAGCAGAAGGGCTAGAGTTGGAACGTGAGATGGCGCAAGCCTTTACCCGTATTGCGGCTAAGGTTACGACCAACCCCTACTTACAAGGGGAAGTGGTTGACCGTCCTGACGTTACGCTCACGCACGATGACATTCCACCCGTTACACTTGTAGAGGGGGAAACGGCTACTGATCCATCTGATCTGGATTTCAAAACCTTTACTGATACAACCCGCATGTAGTGAGTCCCACTGACCCTCAGGGGTCAGTGGGCTCTATATCGTCAGGCAACATAAGGCTAAAGTAACGCAGGGGCATCAACTCAAATACCGCCAACTCGGCAAAGAGCATTCTAAAGGCATTGCCGATAAAGGTTTGAGGCGGTACCTCACCGCTACACTGTAAGATCTCCGGTGCGTAGAAGTCCAACTTCGGCATAGGGTTTTCGGTTAAAGCTTCACCGTGTAGCGTGAACCATTCATCCAGGTCATGCCAGATGAAGGTGTTGTACTGTGCAAGCGTGGTTGGAGTGAGCCAGTCGACTGACGTACTGGTTAGGCGAACATCGTCGATCTGTGTGACGGAGCGTAAGATATCACAATAAAGCGATTGCTCTTCGTCCGTAAGGCGATACGGGTGCGTATTAACAATCAATCTAAGGGTTACGATATCCGGCTTAATGGCATCCTTGCTCCGATACCGCTGCTGGATGTCGTACAGTAGAGGTACGACAAGGGTAGCCATGGAGAGCTTAAGGGTCTCAATGTCACGGTCTTTCCACAGCCGTTTAAAGGCATCCGGATTGATCCGATCATCGAGCAGCCAAAGCTCATTCGTACGTCGACTATGGTACCGGTCGTCTTTCAGGATATCCGCGGCTACCGATTGATCTATGCGAGCCACCGTACCCATGCGGGTATCGAGAAGGCTATCCATAGACGCATAGACGGTGTGATACTCCTTGTCTGAAACCATTACTGCTCCCCAATCGTGTTATCCAGGTGTACTGACAATAGTAATGCGCGTAGCGTTTTAATTGCAGTAGGTTTGCTGCCTAAGGCTTCGATCGCTTTAACGTTAAAGGTACCGGATTCCCGAATAGCTTCCTTCATAGCGGCTAAGGCTACATCATCACCGCCTCGTACTTTAATCAGCTCCAGTAGACTGGTTTCCAAGCCTTTAGACTCGATCACCAATAACTCAGGCAGTGAGATCTTCCCGCCCTTAGAGTCGCCGGTTACCTGGCCAGAGAGATGGTCAACAACCCGGTCATCCTCAGGAATCGACTGCTTCTTAATCAGGTGCTGTGACTGACGGCGCATGGCCACATCCAGCACCATGTACGATAATGGCGTGGTGTATTCCTCACCCGTCTCGGGGTCAGTTAAGACGAGTTGTTCAAAGAACTTTGCGCCTAACTCTTCGCCAACTTTAACGGTGCGGTTAATGTCAAGTTTGATGTCATTGGCATTGGGGATAATGAGGTGGATGGTTTCACGTCCACTATCCAGCGCATCAATCCAGCGTTCAAACTCAGCGTCTGACATGGATTTAAATAATGCGGTGTACAGGGCTGCGTTTACGTCACCGCCCTCTAATTCCTTTAGATATTTAATTACAGCGGCTTCTGCTGCTTTACGGTTAGCCATACTAGACCTCTAGATAGGTGGGTTCTATAGAATCCAGTCACCCCACTACCCATACTGGTACCGCTCCATCGGGTACACGGTCTGTGTGGTATCCGGTAGGTTATAGTCCACGATCAGGGGTATGATCAAATGCTTGAACTGAGCCATGAATTCAGGTAACGTATTGCACCGTAACAGGGCCAAGGCAGTGAGATCTACCGGGTAGCCTCGGCTGGCCAGTTGGTCCAGCCAATAGTTGGTTGCCCATCGAATTTGGTTAGCTGCAGGTACTCGGTTTAGATTGGGGAGGTTAGCCGAGACGTGTTCTAAGAACCGCTCGGCATTATCACCATCGACCTCAATCATAATCTCGTAGTGCATGCCGTTGATGATATTTGACATGTGTCACCTTTTATGTCTTTTTAGGGTACCACCAGGGTACATACTGACCTGCCCGCATACGGAGTAGGTCCATTGTTGAGAGGAAAGGTTTCTCTTTTGATTCATCGCATTCAAAGACCCAGTAGTCGCGGGTATCTAGCAGAATATCCCAATCATACCCGAGCTCTTTAATGTCCTTATAGAGGACGTCTGGTGTGACATGGAGTGCAGGGTCAATGTCGGACCAATAGAGCTCCATCTGACGCAGCTGTGTAACAATCTCCAATGCCCGACACAGTTTCGGATCTTCATCGATCTTGCTACGGATTGTAGTGCGGGACAATGTCACCTCAGGATAGATATCCAGTACGTACGTGGTATTGTTGCCGCTGAAGCCGTAATTCTGACCCTTCAGGAAATGGAAGTTAGTCAGATGGGGGAGTAAGCCTTCAGACTGTGAAATGACCAGCTCGAACTTAATGCCCGAGGGGCCATTTTTGTTACGGGTGTTGACCATGTGTACCACAGTCAGATCCGAGGTACCGGCGATACGGTCAGAGTCTGACTTCGGATATCGAGCAGACTTATCTGCACTCGAGTTGTACAATACCTTCGCATCGAAGATCTCGAACAGGTTATTGTTAATGAACGAGAACTTCTCCGGTACACCTTTGGTCTTAGTGCCACTGCGAGAGTGGGTCAGTTTAGGGGCCTTAGGGGCATAGGGGTCCATCTCTATACCCATGCCAATGTGAGCCACCAGGAAGAAGTAAAGACCACCTTGTACCCCCATGTTAGGGAGCTGTGTGATAAGCTGTGTCTTAGCGGCACCGTCCTTCATGAACTGAGTGTTTGCCCCAGACTCACCGACTGCATTCTTGTCGACTAACTTATCCTGTACCGCTGACACCTTAAACTCAGTCAGACTGTCAATATTAACCAGCATCGGTGGTAGAATAGCAATCTGTTTACCCGAATCGTCATAAAAGGGTGTACCGATCTCCAGCTTCTTACTGGCCTTAGCGCGCTCACGAGACCCTTCTTTGATTAACTCAAAGTAGTCGTCACCCAGAATATCAGCGGACTGGGTAAGGCGCAGCTTGTTAGCCCCCTCAGCACTGGAGAAGTCCATGTCTTTAAGCTGCCAGTGTCGATTGGCGGCGCGGTTCAACCGCTTGTAGGTCATGGAGTTTTCAGTATCGTACGCGGCCCCTTGAGAGGGGCTGTAACGGGCCATGACCGTAAAGAAAAGGTAATTAAGTATCTCAGACTTAAAGGTATTACCTGGTCCTGCAATGGAGTTAACCGTGGAAACCCCTGCATTGAGGATGGACTCGCCATGTTGACCCAATACGTAGTTTCCAGTCGGTATATCAAACACAGACCCTACGTTTAGATGGGGGCGTAATTTAGGAGCCTGTGGCAATGAATCAAAAAATCCCATTATCGTAATCCTTTCAGAGTGTCCTGTAGTAAACTATACCATCAAGAGGGACGGTTAGTTTTAACTGCAGTATTTCTTTGCGCGGTTAAACTCCATAAACGTCTGATTGGGAATCGCCGTAACAAATGTAACACCCTTGTGAAAACTAACCACGATAGCGACACCTTCATACATGTAAGTACCGTTACGACCACCAATTAGAACATCAATCCCCCCGCCCATCGCCAATTCCCCTTCTTCAAGCTTCACGTGCGGCATGGGTGTTCCTGGAACAATAATAGCTCCATCCGGATGTCCCACTGACACTATGTGTAGCGTGTTACGTTCTAGGTCTAACACGCAGTTTGTCTTCACTGGTGGCCCGAGTGTAATCTTTTCACCTGCTGGATGTTCCAAGAAACGCTTGACTTGGTCACTGGTACCACGGCGTAGTTTAATTTTAAAGTCAGCCATGCTCGGATTCCTCTAATTCATTGTCGTCCCAACCTACGTTAACAACTGGCACATCAACCCACATTATGCCGTCGTGAACACCATCATTATACCGCTGTGCAACTTGGAGCGTCTCACGTCCATCTGGTTTACGTGCAAGTCGTAATGCTTTTGGGACAATACCCACACTACGCGCAGATTTGCACTCTCCAACCGTATTTGCCTGGAGACTGTCGCGCATTTCATCTACTCGGTTAATTCCCATTGCTTTCTCCTGTTGTAATACAGGATCGCAGTGTCATGTTATTGTAAATTTACACACATAGTACGGTTACTGCCTAAATCGTATGTCCATTGATTATTAGGGCATTCGCCCCTAACCCTCTGCCGAGATCGGAGTTTTTATGAGCAACTTACTATTAGTATCCCTTCTAGAAGACCAACAGGCTGAGGCTGAACTCCAGTCAGTTGGTATTGAAGGGTTCACCCATTTGTTTGATTACCTGTCTGAGGTAGGCAATTTACTCTCGGGTCACTTTGGTGACATACTGAAGAAATTGGAACCGATCAATGCAGGCAGTGCCTTTAGTCGTAACCTGGTGAAGTTGATGGGTGAGATTCCCTACGACGTCGTCAGTAAGATTACCGTCTACCATCCCGTGGGTCTGTCGGAGTACATGGTGCCGTTTATCGTACACATGAACCGTTCACTGGAGATGTTGGATAAAATCGATGAGCGCCTGTATACGCCGCTCTCAACCTACATGGGTGAGCTATTGAGTCAGCCCGACAGTGCGGATAAGCTGTGGGTCGCCCGGGATCTGAAGCCAGTGGACATTGAATCAACGAAGGCAACCTTCGAGTCGTTCTTTGACCCACGCATTAAAGCACGTAGTACAACACTGACGGCTCCCTTTGAGAAACTATACCGCACCAATAGTGATTTTCTGGAAGCCGGCAAGCAGTTGAAACTGCTGATCGAACGCATTAACGGCATTGACTTTAACCGTATCCGTAAAGCGGAAAAGACGCTGTCTGATCGCATTAAAGCCTACGCCGATTACGTACAGAAAAACGAAGACGCTGCGATTCGTAACAAACAGTCTCTGCGTAAGCTGGCGGATACGGTTCGCTCTATTGCAAATGAAACTGAATATTTCGCTTTGATGGTCTACACGGCTAAAACGGTGCAGGTTGCCGTTTCAGATTCTGCTGAACGCCTTGAGAAGGCCTTAAAATAAAGGAAAGAGATATGTACCCTACTGTATCTGGAAATACACTCGATAGTGTAGCCGTGGAACAATTGTTCAATCTGGCTAATGGGTTAAGTAATATCATAGTCACATACGGTGACGAGTCCAAAGCACTACCGGTTGCTTGCGCCTGTGCCAGCGGCATCATTAAGGGCGTTGGGCTGGAAAGCGGTGAAATTGTTTCCATGGAAGGCATTGTGGATTGGTTGAAGAAGACCTACAATGCGATTAAAAACAAAATCAGTGACGCAATGGATGCCGTATCGGCTAAACTGTCAAAACTGTCCAGCGACGTTAAGATGCATAGTAAGGAATTTGACCTTGCGGTTAAGCAGTTTGATCGGGTGAAGGATAAAAAGGACGGACCGAAAACTGTAACCGTGGGCCCTACAATCTGGACACTTCTGATTGGTGAGAAGCTGCCTTCCGATCTTGCGCGTGAGTTTAAACGCCTGTACGATGAGGCGCCCGACACCGGTGCCGCCAGTAAACTTATCGAGACACTGGTGGACGGAAGCACTGCGAAGAAACTGCACGATGGATACAGGAAGGGCGGACTCGGCGACGCCGTGGGTGAACTGCAGGAGCTGAGTGACTCGACGCAAGAGGCGGTTGAGAAAACCACTCTGAAAAATACTAAACCCGTCAAACAATCGGACACAAATTTCAAAGGTAAGATCGAGGGTAAGCTCGTTGCAACGGACTATTACCTGGGTAATTGGCGTGCTATATTTGAATTGCCTGCCGATAAAAAGGACATTGGTAGTACCCAGTGGGGCACGCAAAACATGCCAGGCACGGCCGGCAAGGATCGCTCTGAGTTAGAAACACCGACTCTAACCGCTGGGGAAGTGGCTAACGCCGTTGGTGCACTGAAACCTATCTTTACCCAGTTGGCCGATAGCGAGAAAACCATCCGGGCACTTACAAAGGGATACAATACTCTTGTTAGTGCTGCAAATGAGATTGGCAGTTTTGCATCCTGGAGGGGGGAAAGCAAAGAGTGGTTTGACGCCTATAATAACCTTATCCGATACCAGCTAGACGTACTTAACATGATCGGTAGTCTGTATGCCGTCTATGGTAACCGAACATTGAATTCTGTCGCTACTTATACCCGGTACGTTAAAGCCTCTACCAAGGCTTTAGAAGGGTAAAGAAAAAAAAGAATACTACACTCCACCGGGTAATCCCGGTGGAGTGTATGCTTATTTTGGCAACGATCCAAGTCTTAGGGTGTAAGGGTTGACAGTGTAGCCTTGGCGTTTTAGATACCCTAAAATACACATCTTAAGGTTATACTCCTCATTACGAGGATGGTAGGTCAGACGGTACTTACCCGTATACTGTTCTGTACCTACACAATAGTCATCAAATCTCTGGACGATTGTGTGGGTTCTAGAATGGGGTGCCTCGTAGAAGAATACGATCGTAGTGCCTGGTACCATATGCTCTTCTAGCTCAAAGTGATATACAGTAGTCATGCACACACCTGCTCCGCTAAGGCCACTACCCCATCTACGACATCTGGCGTAATCTCCCGACCCACCAGGATTCCATTAGGGTAATCCTCCCAGCGTTCGCGCATGTGGGCTATAGCGTCTTCCGGAACCCCATGTACGTTATCGTAATCGCCCGTGCACTGTACCACCGCATAGGGGTGACCCATTGCCATGTACGCTTCCATCTCCCACAGACGGGTAAAGGTATTAGACACCACTACCGACTTACCTTCCTCCAAGGCAGACTGCACGGCTTCTTGACACCACGCGTGGGCATCCTTAATGCGGGTACCGTCATACTCGTATTCACCCGACTCCGTTATAAAGTACTGGTCGGCCTCTACATGTTTAAAGCCAAAGCGCTGCTTTAATGCGGTGGCCAGGGTACTCTTACCCGAACCCGGTAATCCACGTACAATAATGAGCATCTGTAATCTCCATCATAGGGTATATATCTACAACTGTAATATAGGTCTACATCTCAAGTAAACGGGCTACCTTGTTACGCATCTTACGACGCCATACAATCGGCATCCCCTTACCGTATCCTTCAAATACCTCTATTAGTTTAAAGAACTTGCCTCGGTGTGGCTCACCATAACAAACATAAATATAATCGACCCACCCAGGGCCCTGCCGAAGACTAAGCCGTTCTCTTATTATTTTAACCGCATCCTCATCTAACTCTACTACGGACATTCCATCAAAGGTACGGTAGTCTGGCTCATATAGCTTAACCATCTCTGTAGCCCTACAACTCAATGACATACAAACCGGCTGTCTCCAGGGAATCCCCCTGGAGACACGGGTCAGCAGACCCACCGGTAGTGTGATTAAAGCGTAGGCTTTAGGTTACTAAAAGGACTTGCGTAGATGGCACGGTCGTCGTCTGCTTCGATGATTACCGCGTATCGGAACCCGGCGTTCTGTTGACCGTATTTAACCAGCACAACTTTCATATGATCGACTGTTTTACCCACGGCATTCAAATGGTTGCGGGTAGGGAGGTCGATATTGAAGGTGAGGGTTAAACTGATCGTCTTATTGCCGTGTAAAACAGGGATCGTGACGGCGGCGTCGCTGCCTTTAATCTCCTTTAACAACTTCCACTCTTTCTTACCTTTGGTTACTAAGTGTTCAGTAATGTCCAGGTATTCAGTGCGGGTACAGCTGTGGTTAGTGGTATAGCGTTCTAATTGATCCAGTAGCTGCATTAAGGTGTCCACACCTTCATATGCGCGTCTGGGTGGTCTGACGTAAATCGTTAGCGGTTCTCCTTCCACCGTAACAATGTTCAGTCGCTTATGGTCCAAATGGGCCTTACCGTGGACGGTCAACTGCTCCCAAATCGCGGGCTTAGTGACACGGTCCATCATCATAATGACCGGCTGGACAAAGTCATCCGGGGTTACTGCATTTTGATGCTCAATGATTGCTTCAAACTGCTCAACCGGATTCGGGGTTACTAACACCGACATTAGGCTGTCGGGTGCTTCCGTTCCAAAGTGCTTACCGTTAAACCCACCGCGGTCGTCAAAGTTCGCTGACAAATAAATGTGGCGGTTATCGACTGTACGCATGGGGGTATTCGTGGTGAACACCAACCGCTTACCCGAGATGAGTTTATTATAGGACGCGGGCTTGGGCCTACTGGACTTAGCAGCGCCCTCTGTACTGTCAGGGGTTTCCTCGGTGCCCTTCACCTGAATAACGAGGTCTTCTATT